AAAGGCTCACAAGGAAACACTGGTCCCACTGGAGACAAAGGAAACAAAGGTGAGCTTGGAACCAAGGGCGATAAGGGTCGTGACGGCAACAAGGGAGCCCAAGGACCTAAGGGAGACCAAGGTCCGAAAGGAGAAGTAGGCCCGAAAGGAAATACTGGAGCCCAAGGAGACAAGGGTGAAAAGGGTATCGGAGAGAAAGGTCAAAAGGGCCGAGACGGACAACTAGGTCCAAAAGGAGAGGTTGGTCCAAAAGGTGACCAGGGACCCAAAGGCTCTCAGGGAAATACAGGTCCAACTGGCGATAAAGGAACTAAAGGAGACTTTGGCGACAAAGGCGATAAGGGCCGTGATGGCAATAAAGGTGCTCAGGGTCCGAAAGGAGACCAGGGACCAAAGGGAACCGCTGGTACTAACGGAGACAAGGGAACTAAAGGAGACTTTGGCGACAAAGGTCAAAAAGGTCGTGATGGCAACAAGGGCGCCCAAGGTCCAAAAGGAGAGGTTGGGCCCAAAGGAGAGGTTGGTCCAAAAGGTGAAGTCGGACCAAAGGGTGACACTGGAGCAAAAGGCCCACAGGGCAACACTGGCCCAACTGGAGACAAAGGAAACAAGGGTGACTTTGGCGATAAGGGCGACAAGGGTCGTGATGGCAATAAAGGAGCTCAAGGTCCTAAGGGAGACCAGGGACCAAAGGGCGACCAGGGACCTAAGGGAGACCAGGGTCCCAAGGGAGACCAAGGAACTAAAGGTTCTCAAGGCAATACTGGTCCTGTTGGGAATAAAGGAAGTAAAGGCGAACTTGGAGACAAAGGTCAAAAGGGCCGTGATGGTGCCACTGGACCTAAAGGAGAAATTGGACCTCAAGGTGATATCGGTCCTAAGGGAGACGTTGGCCCTAAGGGAGACCAGGGCCCCAAGGGAAATACTGGCTCAAAAGGAGAGATAGGTCCTAAAGGAAACACTGGAGCCAAAGGAGACCAAGGCCCACAAGGCATTGAAGGCCAGAAAGGCGAAAAGGGCCGAGACGGACAGCTAGGACCCAAAGGCGATACTGGTGCTCAAGGTCCCAAGGGAGACCAAGGACCTAAGGGAGACCAAGGACCTAAAGGTTCTCAAGGTAACACTGGTCCTACTGGAGACAAAGGGAACAAGGGAGACTTTGGCGACAAAGGTGACAAGGGTCGCGACGGCAATAAGGGCGCTCAAGGACCCAAAGGTGAAGTTGGGCCTAAAGGAGAGGTTGGCCCGAAAGGAGACCAAGGTCCTAAAGGTGACCAAGGGCCCAAGGGAGACCTTGGTCCTCAGGGAGATATTGGACCTAAAGGAAGCCAGGGAGACAAGGGCTCAACTGGCGCCACTGGCCCGATAGGACCAACCGGTCCTCTAGGCCCGCAAGGACCAAAAGGCGACCAGGGTCCACAAGGCATTGAAGGCCAGAAGGGTGAAAAGGGCCGAGACGGACAGCTAGGACCCAAGGGCGATACTGGTGCTCAAGGCCCCAAGGGAGACCAGGGTCCTAAAGGCGACCAAGGTTCAAAAGGTTCCCAGGGAAATACTGGTCCTACCGGCAACAAGGGCAGCAAAGGAGAGCTTGGAGACAAAGGTCAAAAAGGTCGTGATGGTAACAAGGGTGCTCAGGGTCCTAAGGGCGACCAAGGCCCAAAAGGAGACCAAGGCCCAAAAGGAGACCAAGGCACAAAAGGTAGTCAGGGCCCTAAGGGGGACCAAGGCCCTAAGGGCGACTTGGGCCCCAAGGGAGATATTGGACCTACTGGCCCAACTGGACCAACTGGCGCCAAAGGAAGTCAAGGAAATACCGGACCCACTGGCGACAAAGGGAATAAAGGTGAAATTGGAGATAAGGGTCAGAAGGGACGTGATGGCAATAAGGGTGCCCAGGGCCCGAAAGGTGACCTTGGTCCACAGGGTCCAACTGGGCCTACCGGACCTCAAGGAACAAAGGGAAATACTGGAGCACAGGGACCCATTGGTCCTCAAGGTCCAACCGGCCCAACTGGTCCTACTGGTCCTCAAGGTAGAAAAGGCGAGCCGGGAGAAAAGGGCAACGAGGGACAAACCGGTCCTCAGGGCCCTAAAGGAAATACTGGAGCTCAGGGACCAACTGGACCTACTGGACCTACTGGACCAAAAGGTGATACTGGTGGCCCTGGAGAAAAGGGACGCAAAGGAGATGACGGACCGCAAGGCCCACAGGGTAACCAAGGTCCAAAAGGTGACTTAGGCCCTCAAGGTCCTATTGGACCAACTGGTCCTACTGGTGCTACTGGTCCTCAAGGACCCAAGGGTAACACCGGAGCTCAAGGCGACACTGGAGAAAAGGGCCGTGAAGGTCAAAAGGGTGAGGCTGGTCCTGCTGGAGCTCAGGGCGCCAAGGGAAGCACCGGAGCTCAGGGCCCAATTGGACCTACTGGACCTACTGGTCCTCAGGGTGCCAAGGGAAATACTGGCGCACAGGGACCGGCTGGCCCAACTGGACCTCAGGGACCAAAGGGAACTAAAGGAGACCTCGGTCCTCAAGGTGATACAGGTCCTCAAGGTAACAAAGGCAATACTGGTGCTCAAGGTCCTCAAGGTGCTACTGGTCCTCAAGGTCCCAAAGGTGACTTAGGTCCTCAAGGTGACACGGGTCCTCAGGGCAACAAGGGAAATACGGGTGCTCAAGGTGCTCAAGGTCCCAAAGGTGACTTAGGTCCTCAAGGTGACACGGGTCCTCAGGGTAACAAAGGCAATACTGGTGCTCAAGGTCCTCAGGGTGCTACGGGTCCACAAGGTGCTCAAGGTCCCAAAGGTGACTTAGGTCCTCAAGGTGCTACTGGTCCACAAGGCCCTACGGGTCCAGTCGGTCCATTAGGTCCTCAAGGTGATACGGGTCCTCAAGGTAACAAAGGCAATACTGGTGCTCAAGGTCCTATCGGTCCAACTGGTCCATTAGGTCCTCAAGGCCCAATTGGTCCAACGGGAGCCAAAGGTGCTCAAGGCGCTCAGGGTCCTACGGGTCCCCAAGGTGCTAAGGGTCATAAGGGTTCTACTGGTTCTCAAGGCGGACTAGGCCCTCAAGGACAAAAAGGACAAGTCGGTCCTCAAGGTGAACCTGGTCAAGATGGTGCTAAGGGTGCTCCTGGTCCTACTGGGCCTCAGGGTCAAAAAGGTGCAACTGGAGCTCAAGGACCTATTGGTCCAACTGGACCACAGGGTGCTCAAGGTCAGAAAGGTGCAACTGGCGCTCAAGGACCGATTGGCCCAACTGGACCGCAGGGCGCACAGGGAGCTCAAGGTCCTAAGGGCGATATTGGACCAACTGGACCAACCGGCCCAACTGGACCGCAGGGTGCAAAGGGTAATACCGGAGCTCAAGGACCTATCGGCCCTACTGGCCCTACTGGACCGCAGGGTGCTCAAGGTCAGAAAGGTGCAACTGGAGCCCAAGGTGCAACGGGTCCTACTGGACCTACTGGACCTCAAGGTGCGCAAGGAGCAAAAGGCAATACTGGTGCTCAAGGTCCCGCTGGACCAACTGGCCCTGTTGGTCCTCTTGGGCCTACTGGACCTACTGGACCTCAAGGGGCTAAGGGTAATACTGGTGCCCAGGGAGCTCAGGGTCCAACCGGTCCTGTTGGACCTCTTGGCCCGCAGGGTCCCGCTGGACCTACTGGTCCGCAGGGTCCGCAGGGCCTAAAGGGCCGCAAGGGAGACATTGGTCCTCAGGGAGACATTGGCTCTACTGGTCCTACGGGTCCAACGGGTCAAAAGGGTAATACTGGAGCTACTGGTCCACAAGGCCCTACTGGTCCTCAGGGAGCTACTGGTCCACAAGGCCCTGCTGGTCCTACGGGTCCAACTGGAGCTCAGGGTCCCAAGGGTCAAAAGGGTGCCGATGGAGGAAGTGCGAATTTCGTTTCATCAGGTTCAGCGTGTAACAGCTGTGGATTCAACAGTGCTCCAGACGATACAGAATACTATCCAGTTGGATGGCTGAAAATTGGTGTATCTGGAAATGACTATTTTGTTCCAGCATGGCAGCAATACAACTAAGAACCACAATAGTGAAAAACATGGGCGCCCAAAAGGCGCCCTGTTTGTTTTATGACATCTAATTGACTACATTTGAGCATCAAATTGAATTCACATGATGCTAAATGCCTTTATTGTAGATGGCTTCTACGACAATCCAGATGAGGTTCGTGCCTTTGCTCTAGTCCAAGATTTCAACGTAACTGGCAACTTCCCCGGGGCTCGCACCAAAAGCTTCAACAATGATAGCGTATTCAGTGTGCTCCAATCAATAGTTGGTCCCCACGCTGGGAAAATCAACTATTTTCCAGAAGACTACAACGGGGCTTACCAAATAACAACAGCCAGTGACCGCTCTTGGATACACGCAGACAACGGAACAAAGTGGGCTGGAGTAGTCTATCTTACTCCAAACGCACCCCTATCTAGCGGAACTGGATTCTTCAAGCACAAGGCTTCTGGACTCACTTGGTCTTCCGATGGAAAGGGAGACTGGAATGATGATTCTCAGGACATGACAAAGTGGGAGCTTACTTCATCTGTCGGGAATATGTACAACCGATTGATACTGTACCGAGGCAAGCAGTTTCATTCATCTCTTGACTACTTTGGCAACAGCTTAGAAAACGGCAGACTGTTCCAAACCTTCTTCTTCTCTACTGAGCAGTGAACATAGTATTTCACGTAGGTTACTTTTCAAAACCATGGAACGCAAAGACAGGCGGTCCAGGTGGCACTGAACAGTGCGTGATTAGTCTTTCTGACGAGCTTGCAAAGCTTGGGCACTCCGTATACGTATTTGGAGAGGTCAATCCAATGCATACGGACTATCCAATTGGTAGCGTAACCTATTGCTCATTTGAAAATGCGTTAATCCCGCAAGAGATAGACTTTCTAATAGGTGTTGGATACCTACATTACCTTAAGCCATTTAGTGAGCATAGGGTTGAAAATAGGCTGTTCTGGCTCCACAATGAAGAGCCATACTTCTGGTACAATGGAGTCAGGATGTCAGATGACGAAATTCATCATGCGTTTGATTCAGCCGACAGAATCATCTGCCTAACTAGATGGCACAAGAATGACTTCATCTCAAGATATGGGTTACACGATGGTAAGGTTTCCATCATAGGAAATGGGATTGACGCAAAGAAAATTAGGAGAAGGGGCAAAAAGAGGGCGGATTCATACATTTACACTTCCCACGCAGAGCGTGGCCTTTCTAAGGTTCTTGACGATTTTGAAACCGGAGTCATATCTGGAGAACTGCATATATGTACTCCTAGGTATGGTATTGAATATCTTGAGTCATGGTTTTTAGACAGGATATCTAAGAATCCGAACATCATATACCATGGAGCTCTTTCTCAAGAAGAGCTCTATGGATTGCTTAGCCAAATGCAATACTGGTATTATCCCACCCAGTACAACGAAACCTATTGCATAACAGCTATTGAAATGCTTGCGCATCATGTGATTCCAATGGTAAATCCAATTGCAGGACTCGCGGATACGCTAAATGAATTTGCTTATAGTATTGATTGCTGGAATTGTGTTGACGATTACGTCAAGACAAGGTTCTGGAGCAATGTCGTAAGCGAATGGGAATTGTTATTTTATCAAATTCAAAACCAATCAAGTATGAATATATATGATTTAGAGGTAGATAGTGTCGAGTTCATCCCGGCAGCCGCAAAAACAGCGCCGTATGATGTAGAAAAGACATACATCATCTGCCTTTACCCAACAGAGGAAAAGAAGGCCGAGTTATTGAATCGGTTCTCGTCTTCTGGCATAAGCTCAAAACAAGTAGTTGTCTTTGAGGCAAGTAACGGCTATACAAGAAACCTGATTCCGCCAGACACAAAAGTTTGGAAGGATTGGAAAATCAATAGCGATAACAGCTGGTGGAATCGTGACGTGCTTCCTGGAGAAATTGGGTGTGCTGTATCACATTGGCGGATATGGAATGATGCACATTCGCATCGTCATAGCAAAATTCTCATCCTTGAGGAGGACTTTACCGTCATTCGACCATTCAACAGAGAGGCGGTTAATACATCTGAAGACTGGACCATTATGTATCTCGGTCACAGCTTCGTGAATCAGCCAGTTAGGACCGTAACTGCAAATCTTGTTCAGCCTGGATATACATATACGACACACGCGTATATGCTTACCTATGACGGCTGTCGTCTTCTCCTTGAGCAGAACTTCTTAAGCTCAATCATCCCTCTTGATGAGTTTCTGAGTGCTACCTTTTGCGACCATCCAAGAAAAGACCTGTCATGGATTTGGAAGGACAGCAAGGCGCTCGCAACAGTTCCAGCTTTCTTTGGGCAGAGCAGTACGAAAGAGACATCTACGACAGAAAATCAACCGGCCTTATCTAGAATGAATCTAAATAACTATAGCTACGAAGAATTCGTGCAGCGCTTTGTGACCTACTCTGCGCGGACGAAAGAATGGGAGCTCATTGTTGATGAGCCAATCAATGACGTATTTGTGTTCCCTCTGTTTACCGAAGAGTTCTGCAGCTTGCTAATAGAGCAAGCGGAAGAATCTCAGAAGTGGACCAGGAACCGACACTACTTCTATCCGACTTGTGATATGCTAATCAACGAGCTAGGACTTCAAGATTACTACCAGCGAATCCTTGAGGAATTCGTCTATCCGGTGGCCATTCAAAAGTGGGCACTAGAAGGAAAAGAGTGGCCCGTGCTTTCAAGCGAAAACTTCATCATCAAGTACGATGAGTCTGTGCAGGGTCATCTTGCGCTGCATCACGATAGCGCAGACATCTCAATGGTCCTTGCTTTGAATGATGACTATGAAGGCGGAGGAACCTACTTCTGGCGTCAGAAGCAGCTCCACAAGGGCAAGACTGGACACATCTCAATTCACCCATCTGTAATCACCCACCGACATGGTGCTCGCGCTGTTACGAAAGGAAAGCGCTTTGTACTTGTCTCATTTTGTAACAAACCCAAAAAATGAATCTAAATCTGATATTTGAACCAGGAAAGCCCCGCGATATGACGGGGTGGTATTTCTTTGAGGCAGCTTTCTCTCGTGAGGAAATTGCTAAAATCAAAGAGGAAATTGAGAAGGTGAGTTTCTCAAAGGCGGGAATCGCCAGTCATGCAACTGGCGAGGCCCTTAGTGTTGTCCGCAGGTCAAACATCAAGTGGCTACCGAAGGATAAGGCTTTCGCTTGGGTTTACGAGCGACTGATGAACTACATCACCATAGCAAATGAAAATATGTGGGGATTTGACCTCTACAGCGTATTAGACTCTATTCAGTACACCCAGTATGATGGCACGGAGAAGGGTTTTTACGACTGGCATTTGGATACGGGACCTAACGAGTTATCGTACCGAAAGGTATCGTTGGTTGTACAGCTGTCCGACCCAACTGCTTACAATGGAGGAGACCTTGAGATTCGTAGCGGCGGCGGAATAAGCAGTGCCTCTAAGACCATTGGAACCGTGACAATTTTCCCATCATATTTACTGCACCGAGTGACGCCTGTAACATCCGGATTACGAGAGTCTCTCGTGCTTTGGGCGGGGGGAGAACACTATCGGTAGTTTGCTATCTTTGCCTTTATGGCAAATGATGCAAACTTTCTCAAGAGGTATGGTCTTTCAGGCTTCAGCAAGCCAAAGAAGACTCCATCTCATCCTACGAAGAAGGGCATTGTTGCCGTCAAGATAGACGGCAAGCCCAGAATCATACGATTTGGTGACCAGAATATGGGTCACAACTATAGCCCAGAGGCCCGCAAAGCTTTCAAAACCCGCCATGCAAAGAACATTGCTAAGGGTCCGAGCAGTGCAGCCTACTGGGCTAATAAGTTTTTCTGGGGTGGTCCAAGCGCTGATAAGAAGATGCCACCAAAGTCTCAAAAATATACCCGTGGAATCTGATGGCAACAGCTACCAAAAAGAACCCAGCGCTTTGGAAACGAATAGTCTCCCAGGTGAAGTCTGGCAGCAAGGGTGGGGACCCCGGGGAGTGGAGTGCGAGGAAAGCGCAATTAGCAGTTTCGTTATACAAGAAAGCCGGAGGCTCTTACGGGGGGCCCAAGCGCTCGACTTCTCTCTCAAAGTGGACCCAGCAGAACTGGCGTACAAAAAGCGGTAAGCCTTCATCTGAAACGGGCGAACGTTACCTGCCAGAGAAAGCCATAAAGTCCTTGTCTTCAGCCGAATACGCTGCAACAAGCCGAGCAAAGAGAGAGGGAACAGCCAAGGGGAAGCAGTTCGTTGCTCAGCCAAAATCAATAGCAAAGAAGGTCAAGAAGTTTCGTTCTTAACTCACGCAAAATGCAAAGTGGTCATATCTATACATTTGCATAAACCATTAAATAAATTTTCATGAATTCAGCAGAATCACAAATGGCGGAGGCACTCACTAGTGCGGGATTTACGGTGTCGGATACACCACCCGCATTTCTAATGAATGATGCCCCAGGACAATTTACGGAGCCAGCTCCGGTGCAAACCGAAGCAGCTCCGCAAGCGCAGGAATCGACTCAGCCTGCGGCGGCACCTGAGCCACAAGCTCAGGGGCAACCGGAAAGTGAGCCGAGTTCTTTGACAGAACCCCTTACCGGGGAACAATTCATGCCATTCCCAGATGACATCTTTGGCGAAACGCCTACCGATGACGCATTCTCGGGAATGAGTGATGATGAGTTCTCCGATTTGTATGCTCAACTTGACCCTCGCATTCAAGTTATCGCAGACTTCGTTGCCAAGACAGGACGTTCTCCTGAAGATTGGTTCCGCTACCAAGCTCTAGACCCATCCGAAATGGATGATTTGACCGCGGTGCGAATCAATATCGCAAGTGAATATCCTAACCTTTCTAACGAAGAGGTAAATCTGCTGCTGTCCAGCAAATACAAACTGGACGACTCGATTTACAGCGAAGATGACCTTCGCCTCGGTAGCCTGCAGCTAAAGCTTGATGCTACAAAAGCTCGTACGCAAATGGAAACGCTCCGTGAGCAATTCCAAATGCCTGAGTTTGAAGAACAGCAAACATTTGACTCATTTGAGAATCCGTTCGATGAGAGTTGGATGCGCGGAATGCACCAGTCGCTCGGTGAACTTGGACAGATTTCATTTGACCTGCCCAATGGAAAAGAGTTCAACTACGGCATCCCCGAATCTTACCGAAACGAATTGTTTCAGGAGAATGTGCAGATGGAAAAGTTCTTCGATAAGTACATGGACGACCAGGGCAACTGGGACCACGACCTATGGAATATGCACCGCACGGTAACGGATAACCTTCCGAACATCTTGCAGAACATATACCAGCAGGGGCTTAGCGACGGACAGCGAGCAATCGTTGAACGCGCTGCCAACGTGGACGCATCTACTCCAGTCGCACCAGTACAAAATCAAAAAAGCGCCTTAGCCGAGCAAATCTTAGATGCGCTCGGACGGCAACAAACCTTAACATTCAAAATCTAGCATAAGTCATGTCTTTAACTAGCTCACCTCCCGTTTTTAACGACAACAAGGCAGCAGTATTCCGCCGCCTTGACCCGACCAAGTACAGCTCCTTGGGCGACTACATCGACGAAGTAAACGCTCCTGACAACCGTGACCAATTGGTTAAAACCTACGGTTACCAGCAAATCAGTGGCGGTCTTACGGGGTTTCTAAACCTTACAGGCGCCGTACGCGGAAACGGTACCGCCGATGAGGTTCAATACTGGGAAGAAACTCGCCTGCACTCTTACGCGTCTGTAGCTCCTACGGCTTCTGCCGCTGCTGCTGCTACTACGTTCGTAGGCCTAAAGGCAACCAGCGACGCTTCTGTCCTTCGCTTGAATGACGTAGTTCTTGTTGGTGGTCAAGACCGCTTCATCGTTACGGCTATCAGCCCGACCGGTGAAGTTTCAAACACCGCTACCGCTAACTACACCTTCCAAGCTCTTTCTAGCACTGGCCTGACCGCCTCTGTAAGCACGGCTTCCATCAACCTTCCGGTTATTGGTAACCTGTTTGCTCAAGGCACCGACCAGAACACTGGCTACTTGGAATCTAACGTTATCAAGCGTACGAATCCTTACAGCATCATCAAGGAAGTATTCAAGGTTACCGGTTCGCAAGCAACGAACATCGGCTGGATTAACGTCGGAAACGGCGACTACCGCTGGTACGTTAAGGGCGAAATGGACACCCGTGCTCGCTTCCTAGACAAGCGTGAGATGATGTTGTTGCTCGGCCAGAACATCACTAGCTCTCTGACCACCACGAACATCCAAGGTCTTCCTACGGCTGGCGAAGGTTACTTCTCTGCCATCGAGAACCGCGGTATCGTACAAGCTGGCCAGATTGATGACTTCACCGAGTTCGACCTTTTGGTTGCTGAACTTGACAAGCAAGGCGCCGCTCCTGAGTACGCCATGTACGTCAATACGGCTCAAGACCTCAAGCTTGACGATATGGTTGCTACGTTGAACGGTGCTGCTGGATTCGGAAGCGCTACTATCGGTGTTAACGCATTCGGTGGTAAAGTGAACGAAGCTGCAATGCTGGGCTTCAAGTCGTTCTCTCGTGGTTCTTACACGTTCCACAAGCACTCTTGGAAGCTTCTCAACGACCCGACCTTGTTGTCTGGTTCAAAGTACCTCGGCGTAATGATTCCTATGACCACTGTTGTTGACCCCAAGACCGGCAACCGCGCCGCTGCCTTGGAGCTTAACTACAAGGACACGAATGGTTACAGCCGCGAAATGGAGCACTGGATGACCGGTTCTATCCTGGGCGTTGCTAACACGAACGAGGACTCACTGCAGTTCAACTACCGTTCGGAGTGCGCTCTGGTTACACGTGCCGCCAACCAGCACATCCTTATCAAGGCCTAAACCTTGAAATCTGAGGAAGGGGGCTTCGGCCCCCTCCTCTTTTTCTTTCTCTTAATTTCATTTAGTAATGAGCACTGAACAAACCCCAGCACCCGCCAAGCGCGGACCCCGTGTCATCGAGGCACCTACTCCAACAGCTCCGCGTGGAGTACCCGTTGTAAAGCGGGAGCAAACACCAGACCTTCAAAAAATCTATGAGATTCCTTACGGAGGAGGTATTGTTTGCAAAATCAAATCTGAATCAACCGTATACGATAAGGAGACTCGCCAAGTACGAGGAATTCGTTACTGCCCTAACGAGCCAAGCGTATACATGGATGAGCAAAGCTACAGCGCACGCCGTGAGCACATTGTCTTCCGTAATGGAATGCTGATTGTCCCTGAGAACAAGCCGAACCTGGCCCAGTTCCTTGACCTGCACCCACAGAACCGTGCTAATGGTGGTGAATTATTTCAACTCGTAGAGCGTAGCCGTAACGTACAGGCTCAGGTTGACCGCGAGTTCTTGCTGCATGATGCTGTTGCTCTCGTGCGCAACAAGGAGCTCGACGAGCTACTTGCTGTTGCCGTAGCTCTTGGCATCAACATCCAGCAGAAGACCATTGAAATTCGCCGTGAGCTTCTCACAGAAGCTAAGGCGAATCCGGAGGCATTCATGAAGATGTTTGACGACCCTCGTGTCAAGTGCCGTTCTGCGGTAATCCAATCAAATGATTTTCAAATCATTTCACTGCGTCCTGACGGGGTGTACTGGTTTGATAGCGGTCGCTTGATTCTGTCTGTTCCTGCTGGTCAAGACCCGACAGATATCATGGTTCGTTTCTGCTTGACAGAAAAGGGAGCGTCTGTATATGAGGAACTTGTTTCACGACTCGAGAAATTGTCGTAGATTTGTTCCACACATCAAGCGTCAGACCATTCTGGTTGGTATCCATGGTCTGACAAACTGGGGGCTTAGGCCCCCTTTTTCTTTTTGTATATTTGCTTCAAAGCCAAAGACTATGGCAAGTGTAGAAAGAATATACCGTGCAGTAAAGGACATAGCGAACAAAGACCAGCGTGGATTCATTACGCCGGCCATCTTCAACGAGTTCGCAGGCATCGCTCAAATGAACGTATTCAACCGTTTGTTTGACGAGATGAGCCTTGCTGTGCGAATGCGCCGCGCTGGCACAGATGCTCAGCGTCAGTTCGCTAAAGCAAAAAAAGTTGAAGAAGACCTTTCCACGTTTTCAAAGAAAGCCACTTTGAATCTGGCTTCTGGAGTTGTTGATAAGCCGGCAGACTTTGCTCGTGTCATTTCTATAACGACACCTGGACGATACGTGCTTGGACAATACCAGCAGTACCAAGTCCAGATTGTGTACAACACGGAGCACATCGACAGAATCCTAAACAGCGACTTATCTAAGCCGACGAGCACTGCACCAGTGGCGCTGATTGGAAATCAGATTGAGGTCTTTCCAAACGTAAATACGAGTGTCACTTCTATTGTGCTTCGCTACTACAAGCTGCCTCAGGGAATCGTTCCTACTACTGGAGCGAAGACAACCGCTGCGCCAACGTATGGATATACTTCGGTAGTTCCTGGTGTTGAGCTATACTCTGCAGCAAACAGCGTTGACTTTGAGCTTCCAGAGCAGTATTTCACTGAGATTGTTACGGAGATTTTGATGCTTGTTGGAGTGAACCTCAGGGACAACGACGTATACAACTACGCAGCAAGTGAAACCGCTAAAGACGAAGCTCAATAATGGCCACATCATACGCATTCATTCCATTAGACCAGGTAATCAACGACTACATCATTGCGATGCAGGAGGACGATTACGCGTCCAATGTATCTGACTACCAAATCCGCCAATACGCTCTTCGTGGTATTCGTGAGTTCGGGATGGATATCTCTGCGAATATCAAGAGCACGCAGCTTACGGTTAACGAGCAATATGGATATGTTGAGATTCCAAGTGACCTTCTTGCCCTGACCAAAATCGGACAGCTAGGTGCCGACGGTCTGGTATATGTTTTTGCCGAAAACAAAAACATGAACCTTCTCAAGAATCAGCCGGCTGAAGACGTACCAGATTACCTTCTTGGTTTTGATTCTTACGTCTTTCGCAATTTCATCTTTGAGTCTACTGTTGGCCGTTTGTACGGTATGGGTGGTGGACAGGGCGCTGGCGAATACCGCATGAACTGGGCAGAGAATCGCATTGAGATTTCCATGCTGTCCGATACTACTCAAGTAGTTATTGAGTACATCACCGATGAAGCCAAATGCGAAAACCCATGTGTACCGACCGCTGCAGAAGAAGCCCTGAGGGCATACATATACTTCAAGACGCTGGAGCGAAAGTCCAGCGTACCGATGGGGGAAAAGCAGCGTGCACGTGCCGAATACTACAACCAGCTCCGTCTGGCGAACTCCCGTCTGAAGTCGTTCAGCAAGGATGATGCTCTGCAAATCATCCGCCGCAACTACCGTCTCAGTCCTAAAGCATAATCTATGCCGTCTATTGATAAGCTCATACCGCGCTATCTCAACACCGATGATGATGAGCGCCTCGTAAAGAACGTAGAAATGACTGATGCGCAAAACCTGCGCGTGTCAGTTGACGTTGAGCGAGATGCGCTTGTAATCAAAAATGCTTACGGAAACGTAGCACGGTCTAGCACGCTTCAGAATGGCTCAATGCCTGCCGGAACCAACAAGACTATTGGCTCTGTTACTGACGACACGACCAATCAAATCTACTTCGCTGTATACAACAGCAACGACGCGCACCTAATCATCCGTTACGATGGTAATGGAAAGAAGGCATACAAGGTGTACCAGGACTCTGTGCTGCAGTTCTCGCAGAACTCATTTGTGCAGATGTCTGTCGTTCGCAACTCGAACACTGACATCTTGCTGTACCTCAACGATGGACTTACTCCGCCCAAAAAGATTAACGCAACTAAGGCAGAGCAGAGCTTCACTGGAATCGGTGGATACCCCGCTCCATTTTCTACTGGGACAGATGCGGAAAAGCTGCTCTACATCACTGTTGCTAAGCAGCCTCCTTTGGAGCCCCCAACCATATCTTTCACAAACAATCCAAACTACCCTCAGAACGACATATTTGAGAAGAACTTTCAGTTCGCTTATCAGTATGAGTACATGGATGGTGAGCAGTCTGCGCTCAGCCCGTATTCGGAGCTGAGCGTTACGGAGTTTCAGCTGAAGGATGGATTCATCAACAACGCAGACAGGTATACGCTCAACCAGATAAATATCTCTGTAACCAACAGCAAAGGAGACGTAAACAAAATCAAGATATACGCTCGTCGCGGCGACCGAGATGCTCCTTTCTTCCTGATTGGAACGCTGCTAAACAACACCACTATAGGAACTCAGGTACTTCAATTTCGTGATGACCAGAGCTATATTCCGCTAGCAGCCGAAGTACAGGACAAGCGATACGACAACGTTCCACAGGTTGCTGACTCACAAGCTATCTGCAGTAGCCGCCTCTTCTATGGCGGCTACACCGAGGGATATCCAAACCTTTCAGTAGAGGGTACATCAGTCACTCCAAACTATAACGAAAAGCCAACGGTATATGACCTATCTGTTGCGTTTGTTTCGAATCCTGGGTCTGCCTATACTAATGATGAAACTCTTCAGAACAGATACTTCTCTATTGATTACTCGGGCCTTCCTGCTACTGTTACTGAGGACTCATCGTTGTTCTTGTCATTTGCGTTTGATGATGGCTTTGTAGTACTGAAAAATATACTTGGCGATAACGACAACTACAGCTTCTTCGCGGGAAACGGAAGTTCGGCAATCAATGTTTCTCCAAATGTGTCAGGAGCATCAAATCAACTTGAGGCCATTTCTGGCATGCGGATACCTGCAGATGGAAGTGGTTTGACTCCTGGACCAAATGCAAATGGTCCGTTGAACTGTCCTCCGACTATTCACTTCATTAAGCAAAAAGACACGAGCGAAACTGAAGACACGCAAATTCCAATCAATCATATCATTGGCGGAATCAAACTTCTAACTAGTGGGATACAAGTTCGTGAACGTGTAGATATTCCATCTGGAACTTCTCGAGCAAGCACTATTGCTTTAGTAGAGCGTGCTATCTGCAAACGCTACCCTTTTCTGGCTAATTCCCAGCCTGGTAATGGTGGATTTAGCCGATTCACAACGGGAGGAGATACTCCAAGCACTACTGAATCTGCTGCATTCAAAGGAAAAGGATATGCTCGTGTATTGCCAGAGGCAAACGGAGGGACTTCAACTCTGAAAACGTACAAAGTCTTGATTGACTCTCTTACTATTTCAGTTGACAAGTTTGTATTTGGAACGAAGCAGGCAGACGTAATAGACCCAGAGTCGCCAACAGCCCAATTTGATTTCATTGAGGGAGCTCGCAACTCATTCGGTCAAAATAATAGAATTCGCATCCCTGATTTTGTAAGCAATGGCCGCGGACAGCTTGTTAAGCTAAATGATTTCAGGGGTCAAACGGACGCTAGGGATGGACAAGTATTGCGGACCAATGCCTCTGTGACTCAAGCTGGATGCTTCATGATTGCAAATGCAAAAATGAATGGTACCCAATGCTTCAAGTCTGGCTCTATGCACCAGCTTGGAGTCATCTATTTTGACGACCGAGGTCGAGCTGGAGGTGTTCAAAAGGTTGGCGCTGCTGATATCCTTCATACCAACAACAGAAGCACTCAGAACGGCTTAGATGGCTTTGCTAATGTGGTTATGCGTATCAAGCACAATCCGCCAGTATGGGCCAAGAGATACGCCCCAGTATACGTTGGAAGAGGTTCAATCATAAACAAGGTTCAGTACAGTGTAGGTGGTGCATATCTTGCATTCAACGATATGTCAAACCAGGGTTCTTTTGGTGCAAACCAAAGCATCTATCTATCTCTGAATACTCTTCAGGGGAAAGAGAACTCTTACACAAATCAGTTCGGAGCGATTATTGAATATGGATTCGCTATTGGAGACAAGGTGCGTATCGTAAGGTATGGAAACAATCAAAAGGTTCAGTACGTATTCAAGGTAGTCAAAACGGTAAACCTCATAGATGATTCCTTATTGAATCCTCTGTTGGACAGAAGCTCGATGGCTGCTATTCAAAATACCACCGGTACGTTTCTTGTAATTGAGGACAACTCTCTAGCTGATGGCTTCAACTCAAAGAGCATCCTTGATGATAACACAAATTGGAATGACGATTGCGTTATTGAGATATATCGAGAGAACAAAGCGTTTGATACCACGCTCTACTACGAGATAGGCACCAACCTACCAATCACCGCTGGAGTTCACGGCTCAGAACGCACTACGCTTACCACCAGCGTTAAGCTCACTTCTCAATCTAGCAATCAGGTAAGCGGATATACCGTTGCTCAGATATACAAAGGAGACATCATTCAAGATAGCTCCGGAAAGAAAATAACTGTAGGTAACGTAACGCCAAGTACTGCAGAGTCTGGATTCAACTACCTGTTCTACGGAACTACTGACGCAAACTTCAGTATACCGTCCACAGCAAACTTCACTGTGACAAACCCAGATGCTGTTCTGCTTCTAAACAACGGTGATTCATACTATCGTCTTCGCACGCTCCTGACTGGGGCCGGAGCTGCGAATCAGAATATCGTTAGCAATACTCGGATTGCATTTGCGCAGAACAATATCGTTGACTTTGTGGAAGACTACCGAGTTAGTGACTTCTACACTTCTGATTATCAATCACTTGGTCGGACGTTCCCGTTTCTTCCAGATGCCAGAACCTACAAGCGCATTGGCTCGCTTACTTGGTCAGACCCATTCAACAACGAGAACACTACGCTTGGACTTTCTTCGTTTAACCTTACGAAGATTAACTATAAGGACCTTGCCTACGACTATGGTTCAATCAGAAGTCTTGTGCCATACAATGAGCTCATGTATGTATTGCATGAGCGCAGGACTGGTGTAATCCCAGTAGGACGAAACATCATAACTGCAGATACTGGAGAATCTCTGGTGGCTTCTAATTTGATTCTTGGCCCGGTCAAGTACTACACTGGCGAGTTCGGAATCAACAACAACCCCGAATCTGTCGCTTCATACCGTGGATATGTGTTCTTCATTGATGCCATCGCAGCTAAGGTTTGCCGCATAGGATTTGAGAGTGGAATCGAGGTAATCAGCGAACAGCTTGTTGACGCATTCTTTGAAAGCAATCTGTACTCTACGCAAACGACAGCCACAAACCGTCGGTACATCGGTGGGGTAGACAAGGAGAACACTGAGTATATCATTAGCGCTGAGGCCCTGTATACGTCAGAGATTACGGTTGATGACACGCTAACAGGAAATGCTGCAATTGGATTTGGCTCTACCAATAGTGCGTCATCGCTAATCAATGCAATCCCAGTTTACGACGATACTCTCACGTTCAACTTTGAGTCTGACCCTCGCGACTTTGACGTTAACCAGGATAACTTTGGAACTTCTGGAGCTGGTTTGATTATTACAAACCAGCTTACCAATCAGCCAATTGTAGCCCTGGCAGAGAGCTATTCCCCGGCGTACCAAAATGGCGCCCTTACTGCAGCCGTACCAGTTGCTGTTACGAGCTCTTCGTTTAACGCCTTCATGCTTTCTACCTTCAGCCAACAGACCACCCAGCTTACGCTGACCAATTCTGCTGAGTCTACGGGTACAATTACCAATACAGTCCAAACACTTCCTGCGTTTACTATAGCCTACGACATCCGTGAAAACTACTGGAGCACGAGGTATTCGTACATACCTGAGCAAATTGTATCACTATCTGATGCGCTCTACACCTTCAAGAACGGAATCATTTACGAACATAATCCTAGTGTTGCTCGCAATACATTTTATGGCGTTGCTTCTCCAAGTATCGTTGAAGTGATTTCAAACTTCAACCCATCCATGATTAAGGTCTATGAGGCGGTTAGTCTGGAAGGCAATAGTTCTGCGTGGTCTTGTACGATGAACAACTCATCTCAGACATCTGCAATTGCAAGCACCATCTGGCAGGACAAGGAAGGGTTCTACTATGCGCCAATCCATCAGGATTCGACGATGGGCGCCATCTCCACCACATCGACAGCTAACATCACCTCGGTAGATGGAACGTCTCAGTTCTTCTCTTTGGGCGTAGTTGACTCTGCTTCTGGTAGCGTAATCAACTTCAAGAATGCAATCAACAACATTCCGTTCCCAGTTGGTAGCACTACGGCACTGTACAAGCTCAACGTAGCATCAAGCCGTCTTGAGCCACTTGGGTACCGCGCCGACAGCAAGAGTGGGGAGAAGCAAATCACCTGCAATGCAACAGCCTCTGGCCTTGCCCAGAACAATGTTGTCGTTCTTGTAGCTACTCCGTCCATTGAGGGAGACCCCATGCGAGACTACTACTTGCAGTTGACTTTCACAAACTCTGTCACCACTGCGCACGAGTTGTACGCTATCAATTTGATATACTCTAAGTCTAATCTACATAACCAGCAAGGTCAGTAAAAAACGCTACTTTTGTAATATGGCTAAACCCAAGAAATTTGTTGTAGGAGGTCTGTTGAACCTCGGCTATGGTCTCGCCACTGCTGGAGCTTCGTATGCTCAGCGTCAGAAAGCTCTGCGCCAGATGGCTCAGCTCGACCAGTCAGAGCAAGGCATTGTGATGTCAGAAGCTGCTCGCCGTCGTGTTGCTCGTCAAGAGACCGACGCACAAATGGCTCTTGACCAAGCAGCCCGCTCTTCGGCATCTTCACTAGCCGCGGCCCAAGAGGCCGGCGGCTCTCGTGCTGTTAGTGCAATCAGCCCTTCTGTCGCTCGTGCACAAGAGGAGGCTACTGCTCGTGCGCTTCAAGCGTTTGGGTCATACGGCGCACAGATGAGCCAACAGCAGGATTCTGACTTGCTGAACATGAGCCGTAGCCGCATTGGACAGGAGCGCGGCGCCCTAAGGGCAGCCGCGGACGCAGCAACCCAGAACATGGTTTCTGGATTGGGAATGGCTGCCGGTGGATTCGCAGAAACGCTCGGAAGTCTTCCCAAATTGGGCAAGAAGGATAAGACTCAGGAAACGGAAAGCAACTTGGGTACTCGTAGCTTGGGAACTCAACTCAATTTCCCGAACGTGAAAAAGCCAGCTCCTCTATTCGGAGCTACTGCAACAGAAGAGTACGAGTCTCCAGCTGGAAATATCGTTCTTGATGAGGTGTCAGTAACACCGCGTATTCAAGCCCAAGGAGGAAAAGCAGTCAAGACACCTGGTGCATTCTCTCACAAAACCAATCCTATTGATGTCATGAAAGACGGAAAGAAGATTGCTGAAATGACTGGTGGCGAGTATATCTTTAACCCCAAGCAGTCCGAACAAATGCGAAGCCTTTCCAAGCAAGGAAACTCTGCGCTCCATAAGTTCGTTCGTGACTTGCTGAGCAAACGTCAGTTCAAATAATGCGCAACGCAGATTACATACCCGTTGGCCAGATTCCAATGGTCGACCTTGGCGCCAAGTATGAGGCGGCCAAGGCTCGACGTGAAGAAGCTGAATTACGGAAGCTAGAGTACCTAAGCCAGTTCAAGAAAGTCCGCGGACAGATTGCACCAGGGGTTTTGCCAGAGCTTGAGAAGTACTGGAATGAAATCCAGCAGAGCCTTGATTCTGGCGATATGTCTTTTGAGGCAAAGAAGAAGCGTCAGCAATTGCTCAGCGCCTATCAGGATATCGGCGCAAACTACCTTGACTGGACCAAAGAGCTTGACGAGCGAGAGGCTAGCATCTTAGCTGAGCCAGAGAAGTTCAACAACCCAGCTGAGCTTATCAAGCAAATCGATGCCGATAGAAACAGATATATTCCTGCTGACATCATTCAGTCTGAAATATCTAGCCTTCCCCAGTTGGGCACCTTTTACCGCTACAAAATGCGGGAGATGTCTCCAGTGAAGGCCGCAGAAGGCCTTCTTTCCTCGCTGAAGCAGGGCGGTGGTCTTAGCAATGTCTACGACCCGAATACTGGCAAGATAAACCGCGAGGCTCTTGCCCGTACGGTGAACGCATACTTTGACATCAATCAGCTCACCCAAGAAGAAGAAGACCAGGCAATTGCATCTGTCGCTCAAGACCTTGGAGTGGGCATTGAGCAGTTTGGAAACTTGCAAAACCTATCTTCTGACAAGAGGAAAGAGTATCTGGGTATGTTTGGAGAGAACCTCCTTAACGCCCTAAACACTTTGGTTGCAAACGACATCACTACAGAGAAGGAAGAGGACGCTCGCCAGATTGCGATATATCGAGCAAAAGCAAAGATTGAGCAGTCAATGAAGCAATCGGGGACTCAAATGCCCACCTTTAACCTATTCACTGGAAGCGTTCCATTGGTTCAGGTTGACAAGCGAGACAAGAAGGGCAATCCTATATCAACTTCGTCTGGTGATGCAAATTTTGTATTTCACTATACGGTCCCAGGAGATAAGCCTTCTTTCATTGACCCCAGAACTAATACGAAGTTCACCATTACAAACGCTGGTGTTACTAGTGATGGAAGGCCAATGCTTGTGGGAACTCGGAGCCTAAAATTGGCGAACAAGGATACAGAAGTCGTGAGTGAGTTGATTCCAGTAACTCAAGAAATTCTGTCATCATTGAGCAACGTAAAGCAATCGCAGGCAATTGCTGCTGCTATACAACAGCTAAACGCTACATACAATGAACTTGCCTCAACCCCAGCGGGTCAGGCATCGTTGATGCAAATGCTTGGACAAATGCCAGCAACTCCAGGAGCCCTCGGCTCTATCGGTGTTCCGGCTACCAATGCACTTACCGACCCCATTTTAGCTCAGACATACAAAAACCTTTACGGTATCGACTACTAAGTATATGGAAGACGAATTGATTCTCTCCCCGGCAGACCAGGCCAAACTTTCCAACGTCTTGAACAAGATGCGGGAAAAGGGCGCCCCAGAGTCTGCAATTGATTTCGTTACTAAAGACTTCACTCAGAAGTATGCTCAGCCGGCAGTAGCGGAAGAGGTTAAAAAAAAAAGCACTGGCGAATTTCCATCACAGTTGGAAACTTCTCCTGCGGCTTTTTCGTGGAGAGACCTCTATGAGACTCCCAAAAGTGACGTTCCAAAGATATTTGGTAGCCTAAGCGAGCTTAGGAAGTCTCCATCTACGGCTTACGGAGCTACGTCTTTCAAGGCAGACGAGAAGTTCACGTATCCGTTCTTCCATGGGGAGAAGAAGGAAAAAGAAGATGCTAGCGGATTTTTCCCGTCGTTCAAGGAAGAGAAGCCACTTGCCGGACTAGAAGCTGCTGTTGAGGGCAAAGCAGAATTTGCTGCACCCGATAAGCTTATCGTAGATGAATCTCCTAATGAGCTTCAGCGTCTTTACAACCGCTCGGTTGCGCGCGGACTGCGCGGACAGATTGCAACAGGGGTTTCTCGCCCCGGAAATCGCATTGAAGACCTTGCGTACCTAAACTACATTGAGCAACGTGACGCTCCTCGTAAAGGAGACTGGCTTGCTGCTGCTCCCGGAACATTCGTTGGGGCTCCTGCATTCCTTCTTGATGCTATTCGTAGCTCAGCAGAGAGCCTTATCTCTCAGTTCGCTGCATCTCCAGTCGGTATCGCTGGAGCTGTTGCTGGCGCAGGTGCCGGTGCTGGAACTGGTGCTGCGCTTGGCGCAGTTGGTGGTCCGCTTGCTGGTGTGACCGCAGCTGGAGGCGCAACTCTTGGTGCCATGGGTGGATTCTCTGCAGCCACATCTGCGGCTATTGAGTACGGCAGCAAGATAAATGAAGTATTGGCCGAGAACGGAGTAGACGTTACAAACGAAGAACAGCTAACCAAAGCATTCGCCGACGAAGAACTGATGGCCAAGGCCAAAGAAATGGGTCTTCGCCGAGCTATCCCAGTTGCCGCATTTGATGCCATTGCCGGAATGGTAGGTGGCAAGCTGATAGCTCCCGCTTTGGCAGGAGCTACCGCTAAGCAGGTAGCGAAAGTAGCAGCCAAAGAGGCAGGCATTCAAGCCGGCCTCGGTGCAGCTGGAGAGCTGTCTGGACAGGTTGTCGCAGGAGAAGAAATCAAGCCGCGAGAAATCGCTCTTGAGGCCTTTTCGGAGGTTCTTACGCCTGGTCTATCCACTGCATACAACATCATCAAGGAGAAGGCTCCTACGGAGGCCGAGCGCCAGTATGCGCAGTTTGCATCGGAGCAAGACCAAAAGCGTCTTGCTGAAATCCGCAACCTCACGTTTGCCGTAAACAACGCTGAGATTGCAAACCTTGATGACCAAATAAGTGACCTTCGCCGTAGTCGAATCGAAGAGAGCCGCCCTGAGCGGAAGGCGATTGATGAAAAAATCAAGAGCCTGGTAGAGCAGAAGTACACCCGTATGCGCTCAATTCAGGAAGACCTTCTTGGTGTTCTGTCCGATGAGGAAATAGCGCAGGCTAATACCTTGGTCGGAGATGTCATCAACGCAAGCGATGCGCTAAAGAAAAACCCCGACCTGTCGGAGGCTGAGCGAACTGCTATTGAAGAGCAGTTCAACTCAGCCGCACAGCAACTTCAAGACATCTATGACTTTGCTGCTCAATCTCGTCAACAACAAGTATTTCAAGGAGTCCCGGCAGATGTAGATATCACTTTTGGAACTGCGTTTGATTTGCAGAACGAAACTGCTGAAAGGACTGTTTCAGATAAGCAAGCTTGGGGAGGGTCTGGGCTTATTCGTGAGCGTGTTGAAAATGCTGGAGATATACTGAGAGAATTATCGTCTAGGGGTGAAAATCCAGACATTGAATACATTCAAGAGAAAATAGACAAGCTTAGGTCTTGGATTCCATACAATGCCAAAGTTCAAGCCAACGCAATACCTAGTGATATCAAAACTATTGAAGACTTCAATAAGACGAATCTTAGGCTTACTAATGTGATTGATGGATTTGAATATCTGATGAAGTTCAACCCAGAGGTCGTCAATAAGATAAAGTCAGAGTATGAAGCTATTCCAACGTATACGAAAGAGCAGAAGCTTGCTAAAGACTCAGTGCTTGCTCTTTTGAATCAGGACATAAATGGTCTTGAAAAAAATCTTGATAGTCTACAGGCTATCGTAGATACTGCCAGGAAAGAAGGAAAGCTGGAAATAGTAAAATCAGTTGAATTCCCAAAACAACAAATACCTCAACCAAGTGATACGGAAACTGTCGCCCAAGAAGTACAGAGTAGAATCCCAGAAGGGCAAGAACCTGGGGGAGTATTCCAGCCTGCAGCAGGCCAAAAAGAGACTACAGCAGGTAGAGCTCTTCAAAAAGCTAGAGAAGAAATCCTAAGGACTAATATCCTCCGGCGGTCGTTTCCTGGAACAGCAAGAATGTCCGAGGAACAACGTAACGAATTGGCTAAATCTAAGATTGAGCAAGGACTTACGCCAGAGGATGAGACATGGCTTTCAAACATTGAGGACACAGCCATAGAGCAGTTCAAAAATCGCGAGTTCGCAAACCTATTTGACCCATACGAACGCCTTGCGTACGTCAAGGAGATGGAGTCTCAAACTCCATCGTTCCGTCGTGAGATGGAGAAGCTGTTGCTTGCGTTTGACGCATTCAAGAGCGTTGCTCCAAATGCTCAGTACTTCAATGTTGGATTTGGAAAGAAGGGATATACAAAAGCAGCTAGAGATGCTGGGTTCTCTGCACAGTCAGTCAAGGATACTCTTGGAATCACTGCTGCCGCTTTAGGCGACAGGGTAGTTGTTCAGTTCAGCCCACAGAAAGAAGACGTTATGGGAGTTGGATACAAGGGAGTCCAAACGCCATTTAAGACCGCCTCACACGAGATATTTCACAATGTTTGGAGTCAGCATTTTGACAAAAACCTTAATGACTTCAATCAATTTCGCAAATTAGTCATACGCAGACTGAAAGAAAGTGATGTCAAGAGATTGAATGACTTTGCTAATCTGTACGAGGAACGTGAAGACTCGCGTTCTGGCGGAGCGTATAGGTCAGAAGAATTCATGACAGACCTTGGTGCATTGCTTGCTGATGACCAGGTTACGTTTGAGAACAATTTTCTAGAGGAGCTCAAAGCCTTCTTGAACAACATCGTAGCAAAGCTCACTGGTCAGCGGGTTCAAATTTTCGAGGACTCTGCACTTGCTAGGGATATTGCCTCATACATGACTGGTGTTTCTCAGACCATTAAAACAGGTGGAGATGTGTCGGCTGTTCCGGTATCCGCCCGCCTCAAGTCCGACAGATTCCGTCGTGCGAATAAGTCAAGGTTTGAGGCCGACGGTGCAGTCACTGATATTCGTTACGAAAACATGGCTGGGCGACCTGAGCCAACGACATACGAACGTCAACTGCGTTCAGATGAAAAGTTCATTCGGAAAGTTGGGGCGCTTGGCGATGATATATTGTTGCGCATAGAAAAATTCCTTAAGAGCGACCGGCTTCGCGGAATTCCAAAAGCAATTGTTCAGGCTATGGAAGTGTCTGAGTCGATGAACATTCAGCACATGAACCGCTTGTTCTTGGCCATGAGTCGGATTCGGAAAGAAATCAGAGGAACCGTCCTGCAAAAAGGGCTTACTCCAGAACAGACAGAAAGGGTAAATAAGCTTACCTATGACGTGATGTTTTCTGAAGATGAAGCTGTCCGCGCCGAAGCAGCGGCACAGCTTCAAGAGGAATATCCTAAGATAGCGTCAGACGTATCAATACTTGTTTCTATTCGTGCTGCGCTTCAGGACACCTTGATGAATAGTACTGCTTTTGACAATCTCAGCGATGTGCTTCGTGAGACAATCAAGGACAGAAACCAATACTACGGAACGCGCACTTATCGTCTATTCACCGACCCGAAATTCAAGGTAGATGAGTCTTTGCGTGAACAGGCCATTAACGATATCATTCTTCTGGAAACAGAACGAATGGCCGAGGATATGGCTTTGGAAGAGGAGGATAGCGATACAACGCAGATATTCTATCGTGGCCCTCGTGGTGAAAAATATCCTTTTGATGAGGTCCGTCCTGGTCAAGTTCCAGACAAAGATGACTACATGGCCTTTGTTCAGCAGGAATTTGGCAAGAAGATTTCAGACGATGCGCGCAAAAAAGTCAATGGAATTCTTGAGCTAAAGGGACAAAGCAAGTCAATGGGTGACTCGAAGCTTGGTGAGCTACGCGTTCCCACAAAGCAGTTCAAACAGCGCAGCGACCTGCCTGATAGCCTGCGTAAGCTCATGGGCGAAGAGACAAATCCGTTTGTCAAATTCAGCCAGACCGTAACGAATCTTACCTCAATCATCGAGCGATATACGCTCGTTGATAGGGTTAACCAAGCCGCTAGAAATTCAGGCCTAAACGCATTGATTGTTCCTCAGTCAGTAGTAAAGGCACTGAAAGATGCAAAGCTTAGTTGGGGGAAAATGAATTCTCTTGCCGCTCAAATGCGCCTTATTGACCCAGATGATACTACGGCAAACAACAAGCGTACCGTTGCCCAGCTCCGGAATATGATTATGGATAAACTTCGAGCTGACTATACCGAGATTACAGAGCAAAAGTCGCCGATGTATGGAAAGTGGGCAGCCAATGACTTCTTAACGCTATTCCAGCAGACGCCGCTTTACGACTCAAGCAACGTAGCTCTTAAGTTCTACTATAAGCAGCTTCTGCAGCTTCGTCGTATTCGTGTGCTATACAATCTCCCTACTTGGCGCAAGAATATCATGGGCGGGTGGTACTTTCTATTTGCCAATGGCGTGCTTCCATACAACAGCGCCCGCGGTGGGGTCACTGTGTTTAAGGATTTTGCTAACCGCATGAGAAAATGGAAATCCGGCCAGTATGATGCAGACACTGAGGCGGTGTTTGATGAGCTTGCAGAGTTGGGACTCCTTGGCGCATCTATAAATGCCGGTTTGCTTAGTTCAATCAACAAGTCTTACATGGATATGTATAGCAATGATGCTAATCCTAATGTTGCATGGAGATGGTTGAATCGCTTGAACACAAAGGGTTCTCGTATTGGATATCAGTACGGCGCCATTGACGACTACACCAAGATGATTGCATACCTCTACAAGCGAGAGAACTTTGCCAAGCGTCTTGCGTCAAACCCAGAAGGGAAGTCGTATGCTGAGCTGAGTCCAGAACAGCAAGCTGAGGTACGTCAAATGACTGCAGAGCGAATCAAGCAGACCTTCCCAACGATGTCTCGCCTGCACCCGTCGTTCCGTCAGATATCTAAGCTTCCGTTTGGAGACTTCCTTTCGTTCCGTCTTGAAGCATTCCGTTCATACTATGGAATCTTTGAGAATGCCATAGCCGATATCAACGAGGGAATCAACAATACAAACCTGTCCGCATCACAGCGTCAGGCATACATGGTAGATGGTCTTAAGTCGTTGTCGGCCTTGATTATCCAGTCTACGATGTCAAACATTGGATACATCGCCATTGCTCAGTCGTTCTTTGATGATGAAGAAGAGAAGGAGCTTGCTGTCAAGATGCGCGGCGTTCCGTTCTTGATGCCTGACTGGATGAAAGGCTCTAACGTCGTACCAATATCTATGGCTGAAGATGGAACGATTCGTTACATCAACATATCATCCGAAGACCCATACGATGAAGTTTCTTCTTTGATTTTCGGAAGAGATGGCATAGCCAGAAGCGAAAGCCTCCAGTCATTGATTGGAAACTTCGCCGAACCAAACATCTCGGTAAAACTTTGGTACAACATTCTTGAAGGCAAGGACAACTACGGAAAGCCAATCATTGACAACAAGGATGCAACTTGGTATGCCAAGGCTCTTGGAACTGGTGCATACATTGGCCGTCAATACTTTGTGCCTCCCAACATTGACTTCATTCGCCGAGAGATTCTAAAGCGTATGGAGGCCAGGGCAGAAGACCCAGAGATTGACCTCCGTCCACTAGAGACCACCGCACAGCTTTCTCAGAACCTGGTATTCCGCGACTACCCAGTCAACATCGGACAGCAGTTCTACTACAACCTTAAGGACCAGAAGTTTGAGGATTCGGATTTGGCTCCTTGGGTTGAGCTTGGTGAGGCAGAGCGCGCTAACAGGCGCGCTCGCTTAGACCAGGTGAAGGAGGCATACCAGACAATCGTTCAGTACGGTGAGCATTTTGAGAACTACGAGCTTATTGACAAGGCTCAAAAGAACCTAAATACCTCATTTAGAAACGATGACGATGCACTCTACTACGTGCTTTACGACATCCCCCTTCCTGAATAATTCACTATGAAAACCAGTTCGTTTATACGCGAAATTTGTGCCCCATGAAAGAGTTCATGTTTGAGATAGGGGTCAACATTGGGTTGGCCGTCAGCGGATTCTTCGGCTCATTGATGCTTGTTGGAAAGCAGCAAAAGCATAGCCTTAGAGAGCAAATTTTCAGTGTGGTAGGTGGCACCATGAGTGCCAACTACCTTACCCCAGTAATCATTGATATCTTCAATGTCGACGCAGAGAGCCTCCAGTATGGTGTTGCCTTCGTGATAGGCTTTGGCGGCCTTAAGGTGGTTGAGTTCGTGTTTGAAAAATGGTTTAACAAAGGTTAGAAATGGTTCAGTTCATCAACTTCTTAGCAAATCTGGTCCTCTGTGCTAGCGGTACAATTTTCTTTCTCTACATATACGGAAGAGGCTCAAGCGCAGTTCACAAGTTCAACTTGCTAACCCACTGGTCGCTGAAGTTCGGTCTGTCTGCATTCGTTGCTGGGTCATTCTTCAACATCCTAACATACAGCTCGCCACCAGACAGCGAAGTATTGATGAACATTGGCTTGGCTGCCATATTTTCGTGGGCCGTTTTGTTCCACAAAAAGTATTTCGTATAGTGAAATGGTTCTCTCTGGTTTTCGCAATCCCCTTGCTGGTTGGGTGTTCAGCAGAATGGCACTTAAGAAAGGCCATCGACAAGAATCCGGCCCTATTGTTGGAGCCCACGGTTGTTACGAAATGGGACACGATTACGATGCCCCCGATAACGATAGTCGACACACTGGAAATACCCGCGGTAGGCGACAGCGTAGTCATAGAAAATGACTCTATTAAGGTAACGGTTAAGACTATTGCCGACAAGAAGGGAAAGAAGAAGCTTTCCGTATCTGCCAAAACAAAGACCATTGAGGTCCCCCATTTCATCAAGGTGAAGTGTCCTCCACAGGTTAAGCTGTTGCCTATCCCGTGGTACTACAAAGTCTACAAGGTGTCGTTTTTCATCTTGCTAGTGATGCTGATTGTGGCTCTTGCTCGGCGCCTCAGCTCATACCTTGTTTAACCCAAAAATACAACTACCTTTGAATCAGGAAGTAACGGCTATTGCCAAAAAGAAACTACCAATGGAATGGGAATACTACACCAATCCGAGCAAGAAAATTCAAATTGACGGCCTTCTTGAGAGGGCAGCTTCGGTATTCGCTAACTGCGATTCTACCTCAGAAGCACGTGCTGAAGCACGTCGTCAAGAGAAGAAAATCTTGAGCGAGATTGCTAAGATTGATGCCCTCTTCGCTGAGCGATGCGGGTGCAACGAGCTATACTAAGCCCTTTAGTCGCTCCTTGTTGATTTGGGAGATATCGTAGTGCTTCTTGCAGTACTCGTATAGCTCCCCGCCAAGGTTTTGCGCTTTTTCCAACGTCATATCAGCAACAGCTTTCCTCCACTCCTCAGGCGTGGAGCAGAGTATTCCTGTCTTGTTGTGGATGATAGCCTGCTTGTATGGCGTTGTATTTGAGGCAATGATTGCCGTCTTGGTGTACCCTGCCTCAACCACCTTTAGGTCCGACTTGCATCGGTTGAACTTGTTGTTCAAGAGCGGAGCCAGAGCCACATCAAAGTGGCGATAGAGCTGCGCGTATAGGTGGATGTCAAGGGGGTACATTGTGTACTTGGCCCGAAGGATGTCTGGGTAGTCCATCAGGTTCATGCAGTACAGCTCATGATTCTCAAAAGTGACCCCCATTGAAAGAAGGTCATTGCGGTGGCCATTGGCTCCGATGTATCCAAAGCGAACAAGTCCTTTTGGATTCGGGTCTTTCTCTTGTTCAGCCCACTGCTTTTCTTGCTCGTATACCGTGTTGGGGATTACGCGGTATACAGCGTTCTTATTCACCTTTCGCATCTTGTGCGCAAGGGTTTCAGATGGAGTCCATATCTCGTCAGCAATACGGATGCTTGCAAGAATCTCCCCAGATACTTGCTTCTTGTAGTGTTCCTTTGCTGGATTGTCGTCTGGAAGTTCCCAGAAGTCGTCGTTGTCAAGGATTAGCTTGACCTTGTGCTTCTTGAGCCACTTCTTGAACTCGATGTAGTTGGAAACGGTACACCGACGAGAAACGATGACAGAGCCAACCTTGGTCATGTCAAACTCCTTAAGCTCATTGAAGCTTGAGAAGAAGTGGATGTTGACACCCTCCTCCGCTTTGAGGCGGAGGAATGGAGTCATCAGTCTGTGGTAGTTGATGCCGTTTAGGCCGTCAAGAAATATCAGCGTTATCATCGTGGTATTCCAGTAATGCTGAGCGAACCATGTCAAACTCGTTATCTATTTCTCTCTTGAACTTGCGTATGGTATTATGAAGCCTATCAGCGTCAGTCCGCGCTGTTCCGCCTTCGTCGTGTAGGCTTTCATACAGGAGTGTGGCTGCGTTTGCCATCCTCGATGTCGCCATAAAGTAGGTCTTACTCAGTTCCTCTTTGTCCATGTGAGATGATGGTTGCTATGAATTGCTCTTTAGGTAAACTCGGGTCGTATCTTGTTTCCTGTGAAAGATAATACTTTGGAGTGTCGTCAGGAATATGGCCGTGATTACGTAGATAATCCGCAAGAAACTTGCTACAACAAATAGCGTTATCAACGTCATAGCGGCAATTGTAACGAACAGCAATAGACATTCGTTCCATGCGAAATTTACCAAATGGAGCAAGTGCCGCAGCGATGGCTTTCCAGTATGTATCCTTGTGTTTTTTTCTGACCATGAAGTGCCTTCCCGCATAATATGCGTTAAGGCTTGGCGGCTTCGGTAGTATAATCTCAATGGTCTCATTGTTCACCTCATCTAAGGTAGAACAATCCGACTAGAATTCAAATGCATAGGAGTGAAAGTTTTTGCCCCAAACAATGGATACATTCCAGTTCGGTCGTTGTTGAGCTGAAACACAACTGGTTGGTCAAATGGAGTAGGAGAACCACCGGTCTCAGTATTGCGAACCTTTCGCACGTGTATCTCTGTGCGGTAGCGCATCTCTGGTTCTGGGTGCAAAACCTTGCGGTGAAACGTAACGAATGAATCAGCACGGTTGACCCACTTGCCCCCGCCTTCAGTGTCTTCGGCAAACGGAGCCACCGGGAGTCCATCGGGGCCCTTTCTACGTACAGCTTCTGTGATGGCGTGCGTATTCACCCATACGGCCATATCGTTCTGCGTAGCGAAGGTTAGGAACTCGGAAGCTGCCTCGTAGTGGTATTCGTGTGATGTGATTCCAGAGCTGTTCTTTCCTACGGAAATTTTCAAGCTGTTGTATGGGTCAATCAGGTATCCATCGTATCGCTCTTGCCGTACCAACTTTTCAGCAAAAACCATCAGGTCTGCATAGCTGTACACCTGCGCATTGCTGATGATGGTGAAGTGCTTGTTCACCCATTTGAAGGCTTCTGTTCGTTCTTCGTGGCGCATCATGTCAATTGGCTTGTCAAGAAGGAACTCCATAAGGCGCATCTTGAACGATGCGGTCTTGTTCTCGCTTGAGTAGACAACCCAACGCCACCCATGCAGGACAGATGATGAGACCATAAGGAACTGCGCCATGGTGGTCTTACCCACGTTGCTGTGTCCGTTGATGATGGTAAACTCCTTCTTAAGCAAGAAGTGCTTGTCAAGCCATTCAAATCCAGTGCTGAGTCCACGTATGATTTCTCCCTTGGCGAATTTCTCAATCCAGTTGTAGTCGGAATCATCGGATGAGATGAACGACATATCTCCGTCGTTGATTTGCATCTCTCTGCGGATGCGTGCCTCATCTTCAATTACATCTCGGATTGGCATTTGCTTTCCTTCCAGGATGCCATCCTTGATGGTGTTACGTGCGTTAGCTAAGTCATCTACATTTTCCTTCTTTTGGATTTCACGTAGTAGAACTCGCTCGGCTTCGTCCTCCTCCATCCGACCGGCGGCAATATAGCCGCCGCAAAGGATGGCTGCCCGTAGTAGTGTGATATGCTTTTCTCCGTCTTGCGCACGGCGTACCATTCGCGCTACAACGTTTAGCTTCTCGTAGTCGGTATGTAGTTCTTGAATTTGCGCTACCTGCTTCTCTTGTTGTTCACGCAACATACCCCCGAATACCTTGCTGTCGGGGTTGTGTACCAGCTCTGGGTCATAGCTCTCAAAACACGCACGAGATTCGTTAACTCCCGACGGGTCAGCCAGGAGTCCATAGGTGCTATCAAAGTACGTCTGGAGCGACCTAAAGTGCTCCCTGTGCCTCTCTGGGTTGCTTATCTTGACGAGGGCTTTCAGGCCCTCGCCAGATGGGGATATCCAGCAGGCAAAAACATATTCGTCCGTGGATAGAAGAGCCTTTGATGCTTCTGCGTTTACATGGTCAAAATCAAGTACGATTAGTCCGCTGTGCGCTTCAAGCGCATCGTCCCTTCTTGTGGTAAATACGCCAGAGAAAAGAGTTACTGGAAGTGAGCGCTTAAGCTCGGAGTTCCCGGCGCGTATTGCCAGGATGTTCTCCATGCTTCTCCCACTTACAATGCGCTCAAGGGCAACATCGACATCTATGTAGTACGGCTCATCCGTCTTGGTGACGGATTGGAACATTGTAATGTTACTCATTTGAATTCCTTATCGTAGTCTTTTTCTTTGTGATGAAACGAACGGGATATTGGCTTACTATCAAATATCTTGATGACTCGGAAGTTGTGCACAATCTTGTTGCCCAATACTGCCGCGCGTAGCGAATCCATTATCTCTTTTGACTTATTCATTGAGAGTAAGTCCTTTGCCCTTGATACTATTTGAATGGGCACCTCTTGGGTGCCCTTCGTGTTTGATATAAGGTTCTTTCCTTTCTTGGTGTGCCAGAATACCTGCAACTTGTGCAGATATATCATTTGGCCAAGGCTATCGGAAGTCGTATCCGAATCTGAGGAAGTCTGCATGGTATAGTGCGCTGATAAGAAGTTTTGCCTCGTCGTCCAACTTTAGCCTTTCCGAAAAGCTTCTGTTTTCTTTCTCAGGCTTCTTTTCTAAAGCCATGCCGATAGCGTTTGCTGCTACCGCCATATCCACATCAAAGTCCTCAAGCTTTCCAACGAAGTCAATGTCATCTGGAACCCAGGCTGATTGCGTTACCATTGTTTCATGTTTGTCGCCGAGGTAATTTCCATGGTGCCAAAACTGCATCATTGACGCATGAGCAAACGCTTTTGCTCCATTGATGGTGCCATCCCATGGCTCTGGAAGTGCATGATTTTCTTGTAAAATTTCATGCACTCCCCACACGTCGTCAAGTTGATACTTCATGTGGTCAGCATAGCTGCTCAGGAACCACGTGTATGGATTTCGCACAAAGGTGAACTTGAAGTACGAGTTCCATCGTTCTTCTCCAGCCATAGCGCGTACCGAATTGGGACCGAAGTGCCCATAGGGCGGTGTGCTGTTGTCTGAGCTTATGCAGTCTGGGTCGGCCGCAATCAACAGATTCTCCACGGTGGTACTCCCGGTCTTGGGAATGCGAATGAAGATGCACTTGTATTTGTCTGAGATTATCATACCAAAGACACCGATATCAATTCAAGGTTGTCTACTTCGTTAACCGATTCATATAGGTAGATAGAGTCGGCTATTGAAGAGGACATCACGATTACCTGGTGCATACTTGCATCACCCGTGAGACTCTTGTAGGTTAGCTTGTAGTTGTTGAACTTCTTGTTGTAGTCCAGCTCTTTCCGCATCTTGAACAAAATAGATGCGCCTTCTTGGTAAGCCGTAGCATACTTTGGGTATAGCCACTTACCTCTTTCCGACTTCTCCATAAGCTCATCATGGCGATTCACATGGAACAGAGATGTTGCATGAGTTTTGCCAAAAACATCTGCGATTTCCAATAAGGTCATGGAAGTCGTTTCCCGTAGGTATGCGTATATCATCCTGCGGCAATCAATAAGCGTTCTCCTTCTGGTGTCAGAAAACAGCATCTCAATGTTGACATCGTTCACCATTGCAAACGTGTCTATGGTCTTTTCAATTATCTTTTCTCGTTTCATTTTCTCAAATCAATTGCATACAAATCGTCTTTCTCTTGGTATACTAAGTAGTCGCGCTCCTCAAGGAGAGCGACGGCTGCACTTTTGTTCTTTCCAAGGTGCTTTGTTTCCGCCTTGATGAGCTTGGGTCGCAATGGCCCTTCATAGATGACCATTTGGAGTATTACCCAATCGTGACCTTCCGTGTCAATCTTCAGGAAATCAATTCTCTTGACCTCATGTATGAACATCAGTTCCGAGTATGGAATCGTGGCTACACGAACCGTTTCCAATAGGTCTCTGTTTGCTTCTATCACGTATTCACCAAATGAACTCATGCCGCTAAAGTCTCGGTCTTTACTACATAGGTCTTCATTGTACACGTACATATCCCTGAAGGATGAGCGCACATCAATTGCGCGATTGACGTATTGTACTCCGGGATGCTTTTCCAACCTGTCAAGGTACTTTTGGATTGGCTCAACGATAAGTCCGCCCCACCCCTTCAGTGCGAGGCCATTGAGCGTCCCGAAGTCGCAGCTACCTATCTCTACGAAGAACTTAGAATCGCTCATAGTAGGTAAGGTTGTCGTATTCGTTAGGGCCAAAGTATACCCATGCCGTGATGGGCGTGTCTATCTCTTGGATGGTAACGCTAATCTCTCGGCGGCGATACCAATCTGGATGCCCCTCAAGCATATCCAACTTGCGTAGCGTGTCTTTGTTGACCAGGTACAGCTCAACCTCTACGTTGTGCCCTTGGTTCTTTTTGTACAGCAAGAACGGAAGTCCTCCGCTACGAATGATTAGTGGGAATTTTTCGGTGGTGTTCCCCTTGCCAACCATTGTAGCTTTCTCAAGGAGTATGTTGTTTCCATACCCGCTCTTTAGCGTGCCATATACTGCGACAGCGATATCGTTGTCTAAGCTATTATGTTCCCGTTGCATACCAGAAGATTTAGATAGTACTCCAGATACTCCTTTGTCCCGCTCATTATTGGTTTCTTTCCCCATGTTAGTTTCCATTGATTTGAATTTTCATCATACGTGATTTGATATAACTGATAGAAATCACTTCGTCTTTTCCCCTGCTTCATCTGCTTTCCTGTTTATCCAACGAACATACATCTTTGAAGCGACAGCAAGTCGCTGAGGCGGGAACTTGTAAATGCTTTTGAGTCTTGCTTGTGCAATCCTCATGAATTGGTTCATTTCGTCTTCGTTCTTCTTGAGGAAGAACTGCTGAAGGTCATATAGTGTCATAGTAAGTCAACTGCTTTGATTAGAACACCACGCGAAGTATTCTCATCTCCGCCCGGCACATCCTTACGCTCATACTTAGTTCTGCATAAGTCCTTCAACCTCTTGGTTGAAATGATAACCAAGTACAGAATATCATCTTCTTCCATGAAGACTTCGTTCTCCTTGTGTCGGCATCCTTTCTCGGATGCCGCAATCAGAACCCAGTAGTCTGCTTCTGTCGTGGCTATGCCTGACGGGCGCCCGCGCGAGGAGTACTCAATGTAGAAGTTTCCAGTTCGGTGCGTTGCAAAGTCGAGCTTGACCTCAACGGTTGTGTTGCCGAGCAGCTTGCCAAGGAGTAGCTCGCTCATTTTGCCGACGCGCAGGTCATGACGGAAATCAGAATTGTATTCCACGAAAAAAGAAAGAGATGATAGTGAAAAGAAAGAGCGGCCGCCATGCCCCACCGGAACAACCTACTGCATGGCGTAACCAACTTGCTGCCGCTACATTCTTTTGCTATTTAGAAGGGTAGGTCGTCGTCGCGGTGCATTTTAGCCTTGCTCGCAGCAGGCTTTGAAGCGGCCGCAGCGTGCGGATTGAATACACTCACGAACGCAGAGTCGTCCGTCTTGATAACGAAGTCAAGGTTCACGCTTCCGCGAGCGGTCACGTACTTCTTGAGCTCATCAAGCTGTTCGGTCTTGAACGAGATTGAGTACTTGCGTGTGCCGGAATCGTAAGTCTTAAGCTCGCCTACGTATCCGATATAGATGTCTTTCTTTTCCATTTTGATTGACAATTAAATTTCCCCTTCAAGGTAGAACGAAGCCGATGGCTTGTCCTTTTCAAAGTGCTCTCGGATGGTGTTAATCGCCCGATTGAACTTCTCCTCACCGAAGCGAAGGGTTTGCTCCGATGCTTTGTATACGGCAGGTACATACGGGAAAGACTTCTCTTGGGCAACCCAGTAGAAGTCCTCGTATCCGAAGACCTTGCAGTAAAGGTACGCTTGAATATCGTACCCTAAATATCTTACGTCAGAACGAAACACTGACATTGAACGTGTTGTCTTGGAGTCGGAGATGAATCCGTCTCCTTTGCAGTCAAGGAATCCCCTGAAAGGGATTCCGTCTACCTCCTCATTGAACTCTACCTGGTAGTCTCCACTCAGGTATATTTCCACAATGCCACAATCATTCAGGCGTGTAACCATGTCAATGATTTGCTGATGGTCTTCAAGGCTCAAGATGGCACGGTTGCCAATAGATGCGTCCATTTCGTTCTTCCACTCTTTGTAGATACTCGTAGCTCGTGGGCTCTTGGCTCCATCAGCCAACAGCTTAGATACTATCTCGGTATCATCCATCACGAAGAAGCGTTCATCAAACGCTTCGGGGGTAAATAGCTGGCAGTCGTATGCGCTGCCAAACTGCAACGCCTCGCTGTCCTTCTTGAGCTTGCCCATCATGTACATCTCAAAGAGCGCGATGTCTTGTAGCGCGTACTTGATGGAGCTGTATGATAGATATGGCTTACCAGTGCGTTCAATCATCTGGCGAATCCACTTGTCTTTCTTCTTAGCCATTGTGGTACTTGTTGCTTATTGAATTGTACGCGCCTTGAAGCTGGTCAGCAACCTCTTTTGCCTGCTTGGTTTCTATCATGTCCACAATGCTGATTGCTTTCTCAAGTTCTTCCATTGCCGTAACCATAGCTGGCACGTTGTATGAGCTGCCGTAGTTAGACATGATTCGGCTGCCAAGCATTTCGGCTTCCTTCTTCTTGATGTGTGGATGCTCCTTGAAATACTCAAGGTATTCTGATGGCTTCATTTGAATTTCTCTATGATTAAACTAAGTGCGTTGACATATCCCTCCCAGTACTTGGCCTCGGTATCTCTACGGCTGTACAAACATACGTTCCGATTGTATTGCGCCTTCTTGTATTGCTCAAGAATATCCTGAGATATGCTAATCTTTTCCATTCTTTTGATGTTCTTCAAATTCTAAGCATTCATAACATACGCTTTCAAACTTCCACGTGTCACCATCCTGTTTGACGTTTGAGTATACACGATTGGATGAGCCGCATCTGTCGCACTTGACCACGTTTGGGAATACTCTTGACAAGTCTGGCTCGTAGTTCATGTCTTCATTAGACACCTCAACGTACCATAGGCCCAAGTCAAATATGACTGACCACGTTACGTTCGGGTAGCGCAACCACGTTACGCCAATGGCGAACTGGTCAACGTATTTTCCTGATGTGATTTTCATTTCTCTTTTGTATTAAAGGTTTCCCCATTGGTTAGCCATAGCCTCAGCCACTCCCTCAAAGGTCTTTGCGCTTTGTTTCCAATTTTTGCTAATTCCAATAGAGTAAGACTGCCCTCGTTTTTTGCCTCCCGTATTAGACGGTAGGTATGGCTTGTAATTGTCAATAATGTTTGTTGGTTTAAGCATTGGTAGATTCTTTAGCCACAACAAGGTACGCTTAGAGTAAGGGTGTCCAAACTCATAAGGCTGTATGGCTTGGGTATGGCAAGGCAAATTATACACCTTCAGAGGTGTTGGATTTTCAACTGCAATTCTTTCGCACTTTGCATTCATCATTGCATAAAAAAATTCTCTTGCGGCTTTGCCTTTTTCAAGACGTTCCTCATCAATTTTTCCACCTGCATAGAGCCACCTTGCCCCTGCCTTACTAAGGTAAGTACACGGTGGGTGCGCTATGATTAAGTCCCATCCATCATTTAGAATATCTAAAACATCGCCTTGGTAGTGAGGCCCTTCGGTTTCTGTTGGTAATATGTCGCAACTCATCGCATAATGGCCTTGCTTTGCAAAGGCATCACGAACTGTACCACTATATTCGCAGGCTACTAAAACTCTCATTTCTCGTTGGTGCGCTTTACTATAGCCTTTACAAATCCACGAACGAATCCAATACCAAAACTAATTGGCGCAGGAGAGAGTACCCAAAGCCAAGACCAACCAATAACGGAGGTCAGTTTGAGCGTGACAAACAGTGCTGTCAATAGGATTACAAATAAGTTGTTTTTCATTTCTAATTGTTGTTAAATATTTCGTTTAATAGTTCTACTAACTCTTAAGCACTATCTCCCAATAGTCTCCGTGGTCAACGAATCCTGACGCGACTCCTTTAAGTCCATATAGAGACATATCCTCTCCTATGCCTATGAATGGGCCTCCGCTCGGGTCTACGAATATCTTCTTACCAGAGTCATCCCATCCGTAGCGTGTGTACTTGAAGTTTCCCTTCCAGTCAATGTTTCCGTTCTCGTTCTTCTCAAACGTGAACTCGTCTCCGTATCGGTTGGTGTACTTACTCATCGTCCTTGTTGAAGGTATAGGCGACAGCTAAGAATCCTCCAAGCGCTACGAACGCCAGCTTTGTTGTTGCCTCATCGGCCACCAATAGGCCGATGATGGATAGTATCGTACCGAAAAGGTATGTTCTCTTGTTGACCATTACTCGTCGCTTCTGTCTGATGGTTCATCGGAGAAGAGGAGCCACGCCAAGATGGCGGTGGCCCCAATCATCCCGATTGCAAACGCTAACAATACCAACGCTTGCACTAACATTAGGCCGTTACGTGTAAGCGCAGAGAATGTGCCTGCTCCTCAGTGATGACATCACCATACTTAGACATCACTGCGTCAAAGCGCTTCTTGCGCTCTGGTGCATTAGTTCCTGCCTTGATATGCTCAGCGGCTTTCTCAAGGTCAAGGCTTGCAGCAGGCGCAGCTTTAGCCTTGGGCTTCTCGGGTATATCCTGCTTGGCGATAGCAAGCGATACCTCCTCGGCTGTTGCAATAGATGATTCAACACCGATACCAAGGAAGCCAAGCGCGCGACCTACGGCTGAGGTCTCGCAGTTCTCCACGTACGATGTCTTGTTAATCATAGATGATGAGCGGTCTTCCTGGGCAAAGCCAGTAGCAGCGATGGCTCCCTTGCCGTCGCGGATGGTCGCCTTCATGACGCACATATCTGAGTCAATCGCTACCATCTCGGTCTCAATAGAATAGCCCTTGTACTCGGGCAGTTTGCGTAGGGCAATGATGCGTTCGTTCACCTGAACGTATTCCTTACCCTTGATGTTTGTTGTCTTAAGCTGATAAGCCATTTGTTTGAATTTGAATTGATTAAAGTTACGAAATCATTTTGACTTGGCCAAAGAATGCTGCATATCTCGTGCAATTCCTTTGTCAAGTTCCACATCGCATCCGTAGTAAACCGACTGAATCTTCATCATCCATTCGGTGTACGACAGCTTACGTTCGTCTGCATTAGAGCCAGCCTTCTTCAACATATACGTTGCGAATTACTTTGAGTGTTCTAAGAAACGAAGATATAGTTTCAAGTTCCTGGTACTTGACAGCAAGCGGTGTGTCGTCAGAAAATTTGTCTATCCACATGACCTGCGACGCTGGCTCACTCATGAGTAAGTCCATGAAGTTTGACTCCTTGCGCGCTTGAAGCACCATCGTCTTTGCGATGATGCTGTTGGTATCGTCGTCTGGTGTAACATTCAGTATGTCCAGAATCTTTTCGCCTACGCTGCTCATTGCATGAAGTTTTTTTTGATTAGGTCTCCAAGTATGCGCACGCTGAAGTAGAACACTGCGTAGTAGGGGATGTGGATGAATAGCCACGCAAGTGCCTCAATGATGAATGGCGGCTTGCGTCGGGGGTTGAAGTTCGGTTCTTGATTGCTCATGTAGTTGTATGTATTTCTTGATTTCTTGTATGTCTGATAGGCACTCCTCTGCCTTAACGCCAACAAGCGTTAAGTGCATAAGCCTGCTGTAATTAGCGATGAAGCGGACGTTGGCCTCTAACTTGGCCAACTCCGCCCCCATCGCATCTTCTACGTTAAGCGATTTCAAGGATTGATATTTCTTCGTTATCAATGTCTACGTCGCTGCGGCTTACGTCGCTTATGCTAACAGCATTGGCAGGTATCTCGCCCGCTTGATAGCTGCGCAATGTTTTGGCCGCCTCCTCCTCACTTGTAGCCTCAACCACCATAGTGAGGGATTCAACAAAGCTGATGCGCTGCTTCGCCACAACCTCGTACGTATGGATAAGCGGAAGCACCTCTTGTGTCGCTATGCTTTCTATTGGTGTGGCGGCATACATATCAATGAACAGCTCCCTCTTCATGCGTGGGTCTGATGCTACCTGGGTCAGCGTTGTTCCGTCTGGAACCTTACGCATTCCGAAATGACCTGCGGTAAGCTCACGCGCTCGCTTGTCGTTCTCGGCGTAGCAGATGAACGTAGAGAACGTAGGCTCTCCACGCTTGGGCTTGCGGTTGAAACCCCGGGCTCCCTTCCCCTGAATCGGGTTTGGGATGTTAATTACATATTGTTTCATAAAATTGTTTTGAATTTGTTAATACAAAGGTTGAGTTAAAAAAGTGAATTGCGCAAGTTTTGTTTCAGCAAAAATTGCAAGTTGATTGTATCTCCCTGATTGTCAGCTGCTATTGTGTTCCATAAAGTATTTCTTTCATGTGTTTAATCCTGTACTTTTTGCGCAATTCAAGGATGTCAAGTCGCAATGCGAACCTTGAGTTGTACTTGAATGCGAAGTACTCCGATGCTATCTCTTGGTCAGTCGTCGGAAAATACGGCAGCTCTCCCGCTGGTATCTTGCCCATATATCGCTGGCCGTTAAGTTCTTGCGCTCGTCGCCGCGCTTCGCCAGGTGTGATTGACTCGCCTCGGTTGAACAATGCGGTAGCGTGTATCCCGATACGTGTTGCGCCATCCGTGGCCAATGGTAACGAGATGAACGAAAAGGTGCGCTTGAATGCGTCAAGCGGAACGATTGACATTTCTTCTTTCATGATTTCTTATTGTTGTTATGTTCTCTCCACTCCAGGTAGAATCCAATGGCTACGACGATGTTCATGCCCATAGACGCTACGATTTCGTGGATGTCTTGATATACATTGGTTGATAGGTGAACGTGTCCCACCATCCAAAAAGGAATGGACAAGTTCCCTGCTATCCATCGCACTGCAAAGTCCACGAACCTCATTAGCCTCGGCTCATGATTGTACGCAGCTTGGCTACGTAGTTCGGGTCTTCTGCATAGTATCCGTTGAGCAGCGATAAGAACTGCTCATCGGTTCTGCAATGCTTGGCGTATGATGCGCACCACATCGCATAGTCAAGCACGCTATCCTCCCACGTATCGTAGTAGGCATGGCCGTGTTGGCTGCCCTTCGCCAGGTTGATACGCATGGTAGCCTCCTTCATGCCGAACAGGTTGTTGTTCTCCACGAAGATGTTTGACCTAAACGTATTTGTTTCCAGCTTGGCTTGGGCAACAGCTACGTCAACGAACCGCACGTTCAGCTCGCTGAGCTTGGAACGTAGGCGTTCCTCGCTGAACTGATTGCCCATCCCTCGCACCTGAAGGATGCGCTCATACTCGGTAGCATCCACAACATTGATTGATAGTAAGACAAAGAGGGCGGCTACAAAGGCCGCCCCTTTGGCTATGGTTTTAGACAAGGGAAGCCTACGATACGTAAGTGTTTCCCTATTGAATACGTAGAAGCTCATGGCTATTGGTTTTCAAATACAATTCCGTTGCGCTTGGACACTCGGCAAGCCATCGGGTAGTGTGTCTTGCTTGCCTTGTCAAGGAAAACTACGTGTGTGTTGTATCCTCCCCACGTGCGCTCAACTTTCTTCACGAAGGCCTTGACTCCTGTTCTGTCCCCTGTTGTGATGATGATTGTGTCACCTGCACGAGGAATTGGGTCGGTGTCACTCGCGGACTCACGTGGCGGAATGCTGGTTATGTACATCCAATCGCGATGCCATGTGTATGAGCTCCTTTCTCCGTCTTGATAAACAAAGAAGTACCTGCTTGACCACGCCGTACTGGCGTCTCTCTCAATGATAATTGGTTGCCGCCATTGGTTTGCAACAACATCAACCATGTCGTCATTGATATTGTTTCGGTCGCGATACATACCCCCCATTGTCCGCAAGTCGTGGAAAAGAACTCGCGTACCTGGTTCTATGTTCATCGGCGCAGGTTCCAGCCACTCTGCGTTGATAGCAAAAGACGTAATGCCCGAATCAAATGGTGAGCGAATAACGACAGATTGGTCAGACACAATGGAAACAATCTCGTACTCGTTTCCAAACTTATTTTCAGACCATAGTTCGCGTGGACAATCGGTAGGCGACAGCATAACGCGGTCGCCCAGTTGCGGGTTGCTTGGGTCGTAGTCATACGAGAAGCGCATCAATGAGTTTCCATCAATCGGTATCGTTAACTCTTGTATAGGTTCTTGTGTTGTGCGTTGAAGATGCGGTAGTGGCATATCTGGTTATTTTTAGATGTTAATTAGTGAGTAGTCCCGCTCTGCTTGAAGCTGTTGTTCCACTCAATCTCCTCAAGTTTCTCGTACACGTCGTTGACTGCGGCCGGGATGTACTCGTAGCAATCAACGCACTCGCTGTTGAAGTTGACCTTTGCTTGGTCATGCTTGCACGTTGAACATTTGAAGGTCTTGTCAATGAATGGCGCATCGTAGTCAAAGTCATCGGAGGAGTAGGACTCGTATGGGTACATGATGCGCTTGTCCTCAAGGTCATCAAAGTATCCATCGTCGTACTTGGTAGCGTAGGCTCCCGTAGTAACGCCGCCCTTGTAGTAGCTGCCGTATGCTCCGTAGCCCCGGTCAAAGTCAAGTGAGTCGTAGGTGTGTGATTTGTTGGAGTACCAATTGCCGTCAACCCACTCACCGACACCCTCGTTGAAGATGCGGTAGTCGCCCGTTTCGTCAAGGAAGATGAGCTTGTTGTCCGTTTCAATGAAGCGGTAGATGCTCTCCTCAATGAAGGGGTTGTCAAGCGTGGCTACGTTGTCAATGCTGATGCACGATAGTAGGTCTGCGAAATCTGCGGTATCTGACCGCTCCTTGGTGCCGAGGCCGAAGATGATGCCGTTGTGGATGAAGCCCACGGAATCGGACACGAAGAATGGGTGCAGGTACTCTGGCGTTAGGCCATGGGTCGCGATGCGGAAGTGTATGAGCATGGGTAGGTCGCCGTACTGCGAGTACACCTCTACATATCGTGCGTAGAATTTCTCAAAGTTCTGCGCGCTCTCTGATAGTAGTTGGTTGGGGAACTTTTCTGCGATGAGCTTGCCGTCGGCTACGTATAGGATGCCGGCGCCATCATCGTTGTTGTTCCACGAATTAGATAGTTTTTTCTTGCTGATTTGCTTGCCTGAATTAAGAATTGCGATGCACATATAGATATAGTATTAGGGTTAGTAAAGGGAAGGAAGGGGTAGTCGCCTACCCCTTTTTGTTTTCAAGGAACCGAAGCACCTTGTCGTCAATGCGCTTGACCTTATCGGTGTACAAGTTGCCGTCGCCCATGTTCCGCACAAGGTCATAGCCAATGTTAGCCCACTCTTGTACATCACTGATAGCCACGGAGATACGCTTGCTTGTGCGCTTGAGGCTGCTGATGAAGAACTCCATCATCACGCCCTGCCCGGTCTTGCTGAACTGCAAGGTGTCGTACATGGCGTCAGCGAACTGCGAGTACCAGCACACAAGGCGCAACAGCTTCTCCTCATCGTACTGCTTGGCCAGGTGCTTGTGCAATGCACTGCGCTTGTTGAGCATCATACGCTGAACATCCGCCGCCGAAGCGTTGGGGAACTTGGTCATAATGCGGAACAAGTCCCGACGCCATAGCAAAGTGTCTACGTCATGCACTCGTGAGATGATGCGGAACTCAATGTACTCGTACTTGATATTGAAGGCCACGTATCGCTCATCGCGGGCAAGGTACTTGTCTGACTTGGCGTAAGCACGTGACCACCGCGATGTAGCACGCTTTCGGTATAAGGCTACGAACAGCGGCATAAACGCGGCGTACTGCTTGAACAGGTCGCTGCCTGAAGTGCCGCGCTTGCCGAAGTTGATATGCCCACCGCAATTCGTTGAGGAAGTGGCGTTGATGTGGTCGCGCAAAAGTTGGCTGTTCGCAATATCGTCGTCAAGTTTGGAACTAAATAGGTCGTACACGGGCGACACAAGCTCAAAGCCAGTGTCGCTGTCAAGTGAGCCGTCGTGTTCACGCGACCAACGAGTGCGGTCTACCTCGCTCAAGTCGTACTCGCTGAACATATCGGAGTCCTCTTTCTCAACCTCAAACCCAATGGTGAACAAGGTGTCCGAAGTGCTGAAGTCCTCGCGCGGGCCGCCGTGGTACTCGTGGTTGTCATTCGCAGGCTCATCGGTGCGGTACTCATCAATGCCTTCGTGCCAGAATACGTACTCACCCGCATCACTTTCGTGGTAGTATTCTTGTACGTCTGCGGCATAGATAGAATCTTCCTGCCAGATAAGTTCACCATCGCAGCTGCCGCCGCCGCAAAGCACGTAGTCGTCCTCGTCAACGGACTCACGTAGGTACAGGTCGCCACCGATTTCTAACACGTGGTCTGACCACTCGTCGTCAAGTAGGACAACTTGCTCTACTGATGCGCTTCTCCCGCGCCCTTCTCGCACTAACGCGGTCGTGGTGTCAACGCGTCGTGCCCACTGGCCTGCGAACTCGCTTGGCTCGGTGAGAATACGGCACTCTGCCTGTTGATGCTCTTGCCCGTCGTATGTAATAACCATAATTGGTTCGTTTGGTGTTAATGTTTCATCTTGCGCAGGAGTGGCTGCGCTCACAAGCGTAAGCCACTCATCCACATATACCCACCCCTCCATACCACGAATTACGTATCGCGGGGTGGCGTCAGTCCCCTTGAAGGAGTGAATGATTACGCCTTCGCGTCCCTGGAACTCACGCATAGGTGGCGCAATGTTACACGTGCCGTGGTAGGGCGCATTAAGGTCGAGGCGAACTACGTCGCCGATATTGAATTTGCTCATTACACATCAAGCATTTTTGCCTACGTATTACACCTCGTAGGCATAGGTGTTTCGTGCATCACCAAGCCCTGCACGTATGGGCTTTGAGGGGTGCATGGTCATGAACCACCGCGCCGCTACGTACCAATGAACCAATCCAAACCAAAACGCACGGCATACACCCCATAGTCCGTTTATAGTGTGGTCGCCACTCTGTCCCCTAAATCGTTACTGCAAACCTACAACTCCAATGTTACCTGAATGTTAAGGCCAGGTTATTTCTTCGTTAAGTTTTCTCTCCCGATGAGCCTGGACACAAGCCCACACCCAGCAGACGTAAACACAATCACGGACAGCACAAATACAAGCGCACTCATTTTATTTTTTATTTGTTTCGTGTAAGTAAATCCATACGTAAACACACGCTACTAGAAATGCCCCAATCATCTCTCTTATCGTGTTAGTTCCTCAATCGTTGCCGGGTTGATAGTCCCGTACTTTTCATGCACCTTGTCTAGGTACGCCTTCGCGTCCTTAAACGCTTCGCTTCTCTCGTCTGCATACATATAGGCATGGGTAGCCATACGTATGCGCTGTATCTCGTTCACGGCCATGTGCTGGTGTGTTATGTGTATATGTGTGTGCATCTCGCGCCCTGCACACTTGGGCGTTGTGGGGGTAGGTGGACTCGAACCACCGATGCCGTGAGGCGACAGAGTTACAATCTGCTGCAATAGCCGCTATGCGATACCCCCATAGGAAGGGGCATAGGTATCCCCTTCGTGTCCGTTTTACGTGTGGTCGCCACATATCCCGTAAGTGTGTGAGCCTAACGTCTGCGCTTAGCTCGTCGGTCGTGTAACTGCTCAACCCTGCGCTCCTCGCGGCGGTCTATGCGACCCGCCACGAATAGTTCCACGGCATCGGCTTTGCGCTTGCCCCGTACTTTGCGCTCGGTTCGGCGAAGTGAAGTGCCGCCGTCAAGCGACGGCGCACTTTGCACACGGACTACGCACTCTGTGCCGTAGCGTGAGGGGTCGGAGTGGGTGGTGTACCGGCTCATTGCTCAAAGGTGTTGAGGTCAACGAGAGCCGCCTTTTGGGCGGCGCGGTTGCAGTACACGTCTGCTTGGCCACGGATGATGTCTGCCCATTCGGGTGAGCCGTCTGCATAGGCGGCGGTGAGGCGGTCGCGGAACCCTGCATACGAGGCGAAGGCGTCGGTGGCGAGGAAGTCGTCGTACAAGTCAAGCACGAAGTCAATGCCCATGCTGCGCTCAAGGGCTGAAAGGGCGGTTGCGATTTTCTTGTTCATGGTCGGTCGTTTTTTGGTTAGTCGGTTGAACAATGCAAACGTATAACGCCAATGTTAAGTGGGTGTTAAGGATACGTTATCTTTACGTTAAATCTTACATTCGTAAGATTTCAACTGCGCGCGTGTAGCGCGTACGTGTGTAGCGTACGTATGCGTGCGCCCCGCCGCTCACGCAGGAACACGGCAACCGAGCCGAAAGCTCCTCGCGCGTTGAGCAGCCATAGGCTGCGAAAGCGCAAGCGTGCCCACGCGCACGCGCCTTGATTGCCGAAGGCAATGTTAAGCGAAGGTTACGAAATGCAGGCTTGATTTGAGGCCGTTTTTAGGCCGTTTGCTGCCGGTTGGGGTGGTTTTGAGCCGACCATACAGCCCACCACGAGAAAATAGTTTAGTATCCCTTCTTCCCTACGGAAAGAAGGGTAATAAACTAAAAAAAATTGACATATCCAAACCGAAACCAAAAAGATAACGAAACCTTAACGATTTGGTAACATTGGAAAGGCTGTTGGAACACGGATGTTGGAACACGAATCTCACGTAAGGCGTGCAGGCACACACGGGCGCACACGCCCGGGCGCACACCCGCCCGGGCGCACGCGCACAGGGTGGGTGATACCCACCCCCTATTATCTTATCTTACCCTACCGAGCGCACGCAGCGCGTACGTATGCAGGCCAGCGCGTACGTAGGCGAGCGCGTACGCACGTGCGCGAGTGCGCGCAGGCGCGAGTGGGCGCGCGTAGGCACACACACGTATAGGGGTCACTGGTAAGCTTAACGAAAAGATAACATTGGTTAACGCTGGGATAACATTGGACACGTAGGTTTGCTGAACTAATCTAAACCCCGAAACAATGAAAACTGAGCAAAAATATAATATCTACGTAGCCACCAAAGCCGCAAAAATTCTCTATGCACAAGCGTGCAAAGGCGCGGAACTCCGTTCTGCGCGCTTTAAGTCGGGCGAACTTGCCGTGATGGTTTACCTGAACATAAGCCCCGCACAGCCTTGCGATGCGTATGGGTGCGGAGCCACGCACACTTGCGAGATGTGCGGACACGAGGCCGACGAGGCCGCCATCGCCAACGTTGAGCGTTACTCTGAACTTGTGCAAGATTTGTACTACATCGGCGAGGCAATCTCTGCCGTAGGCCGTGCGAGCGGCGAGTACCTACGAGTGCAGTGCGACCTACGTTTGCGCAAGAAATTCGGGCGTGATGCACACGAGTGCTTGCTTGCACACATAGCGGAGGCGTGAGCCACCACCGCCGACCTTTAGGCCGCCTTCGGGCGGCTTTTTTTTTGCCCTTTTTTTGGCTTCTGCGGCACTTTCTGCCCTTGTGTGGGACTCTGCCCTATGCGTTACCTATTTGGGGCTTCTGCGTGGATTTTTTTGTGTGGGTGATTTTGTGGGTGGGGTGTGTTCGCCCCCTCTGTACGTATGGCGCGCGGAATCGTGCGGCTGTCATGCGCCCCCCTGCGTGCATCCTGCGCGCGACCAGCTGCAAACGCCAGAATGCGTGTGCGTTTACGCATTATGCGCACCCCCGTGTATGCGCGCTGCGCGTTTGGGTGCGTGCGTGCCCACGTCCCTATGTGTATGTTCTCCCCAACCTCCACATGACTCAAAAATTTTTCCAGGCATTTTCGTTGTTTAGAACCGTTCTAAATAGTGCGTCTTTGGGCTGTGATGATGGTGTGGCGCGAGACGCTTGCTTCAGCGGGCGTCGCAGCGTCGTTCGGCAGTTACTATCGTATGACAGTTGGCGCAGCGGATTTGGCATTTGCGTATTTCGGCTTTGATGACCTTGATGGAATTGCCGCAGTAAATCATGGAGGAGACGTCGTTCTTTTTGTCGGCCAGGTGGTCGAACTGAAGGACGCGTGGGTCTGTTATGCCGCAGTCTGTGCATTTGCCGTAGCGGCGTTTGTATCGGTCTACGAATGCTCTGTTGCGGTCACGCTGTGATTTGTTCTGTGCTACGCGAGTATGGCTGTTGGAGGAGTACCACGAGGCTGACCTGCGGGCAGAACAGCTTTTACAGGACGACTGTAGGCCGTCTGATTTGCGTTTGTTCTTGGAGAACTCTGTGAGTGGCTTTACGGTATCGCAGCCAGGACAGCGTTTCATGGGTGTGAATATAGCTGTCATTGACTGAATTTGTGCAATGATTTGCAAAAAAAATAGGCTGCTCACGTCAGAGCATAGTGCGCCTGTATTGTTTGTACTTCGGTGGTTCTGCGGCGGTGTGTCGCTGGGTTGGTGTGGCGTAGTGGTGCCAGTGTCCTGCGTTCGTTGTGCTCTCCGTTGCTCTGCCCCTGTTTTGAGACAGGGGCGACGCTAGTGCGTCGGCGATGTCGGGTGTGCTACCGCGGTGTCCTTCGACTAAGCGAAGTTAGTTCATATTTTCCGTAAAGTCAATAGCTGAAGCATGGATTTGCAATATTTGCAAAAACTTATTTCAACCAACTGTAGTACTGCTTGGTGCGGCTAGCGCGGTCCTCAAGACCGTGCGTGCCGCCATTTATCTTCCGGGTAAGCAATAGGATGGTCTCGTCGCTGACGCCCTTGTCGCAGATGTCCCACAACTTGTTACGGTCAAAGAAGAAGCGAGCGCTGTCGAATGCGTGCTCAGTAGCAACAGCATCTGGCTTCTCCAACAGCTCTGGTTTCTTCAGCCACTTAGCAAACGCCTCGTAGTTGGACTTGCCAGTCAACTGCAGTGCACCACGACCACGGTACTTCCATCCATCAAACGTAGCCTCATCACCGTTGCCCATACGCGAAGCATATACCCTAGAGGCAATGCCAACAGCATTACGTGCGTACTTATCAGCCAATGTCTTCGTAGGGAAGTACTTCTTGAAAATCTTCATAAGACCCTCAGAAGAGTAGTTCAGGTTCTCAGAGAACAATCTGAAGCCTCCCGTCTCATGAGCCGTCTGCCCGAAGAAGTGTGCTGCGCGCTCCGGCGACATACCATAGTGCTTCGCTGCTGCACGCAACGTGGCAGGACCAAACTCGCCATCAGCTTTTACACCGATAGCTTCCTGTAAATTCTTTAAGCTCATCGTCCTTGTGCGTTATATGGCTTGGAGTAGTTCTTAGATGACTTGTTATTGGAAGCCTTCTTGGAGTGCTTCCCGCGTTTCCTACTCTTGCTTATGAATTTCGCAACAGTCAATACCTTACTGCCCTTACCAGCCATCGTTCACGTATTTTGTTAAAGTGTAAATCTACTAACTTTGTCTCACTTACTAGGTTATGAGAAACAGCAAACCACCCAAGCGCCCAGCGGGAATGACCCCAGAAATGGAGAAGAAGCTTCGTGCTGAGTTCGCCAAATTCGGGAAGAACCAGGCCATTAAGTCGGTCAATCCGATGGTGGGCGCCATGGCCGGTCGCGCCGGCCTGGCAGCCATAGGACGCGCTATGGCTACATCTGGACCGCAGCGCGAATTCGAGAAGCAGGTGCCTCAGGAAATTCGCAAGTTCATGGAGTTCGCAGGAGGCCTACGTGACAACCTAGGACTGCGTGGCCAAGTACGCCCAGTCAACAGCAAAGAGATTGCCGACATGGCACGCCGCTATGCCGAGAAAGACAAAAGCGTGCTGCAGGAAGTTGGTAAGCTCACCCCCCGCCAACAGCAAATGGTACGCGACGAGATTGCTCGCCAGTACCAAAAGGTTACGCCAATGGATAAAGCAAAGTCCCTGGTGCGTAAAATAGACCGTAAATTAGACCCAGCCAATACCGGACGCACTGGCGCTATCGGCATAGGTGTAGAAGAACAAACCCCAACAACTCAACTCGACGAAGTAACAGTTATGAAATCCAAGAAGTACGCTACGGGAGGCGCCCTTAAGCCCGTCCCCTCAGAGAAGAAAGGCCTCGCGAAGTTGCCTACCGAGGTTCGCAACAAGATGGGCTACATGATGGGCGGCGGTAAGCTGGGCATGATGTACCAAAACGGAGGCAAGACGGCCGACCAGAAGTTCAACGCAAACGCAAAGGCCCGTGAGATGGAGAACCTGACCGAGATGCGCAACGCATTGAAGAAGTCTGACCCGGACGCACTGGCAGCATTTGACCGCAGCCTCAAGGCTAAGGGCATGATGGTTGCCAAGAAGCCCGTCAAGAAGATGGCCCAAGGCGGTATGCTCAAGAAGGCTGGAGCCCCGAACCCCCTGAATCCCACCAAGGACAACAACAGCTTCATCTCTAACGCTGTTGACATGAGCCCCTCAACGAAGAAACAAATGCAAGCCCTTCGTCAAGCCATGATGTACTTCACCGGCGTAAGCCCCAAGAATAAGTAACAATGGCAAAGCAGTGGATTCAAAAGGCCCTCGCTGACCATAAGCCCGGAGCGCTTCACAAAGCGCTCGGGGTTAAGAAAGGCGAGAAGATTCCAGTCGCTAAGCTGAAGGCTGCAGCAGCATCCAAAGGCAAGGTGGCAAAAATGGCTAACTTAGCAATGACTCTTAGAAAACTCAACAAATGAAAAAGTACCGCACTAAAGCATACGCAAATGGTGGCGTAGGCCCAAAAGGAAAAGCCGCAACGAAGCCTATTGCAAAAACCCGTAAGCAGGAAATCGAAGAAGCTGCTATGGTTAGCAAGCGTGAGTCTGAAGACCGCGCAACCGCAGAGCGAATTCGTACAGATGTTCGTTCAGAGGTTGGTCCTGGCCAAGGTCGTGCTTCACGAAACACCGGAAACGTAACCCTTGGAATGGCTAAGTCTCAAGAGATTACAAAAGGAGGAAGCCGTACGCCTGCCAAATACACGCGCGCAGACCTTGCGGCGCAGTTTGGCGGACAGAAGATGCAGCCAATCTACCTCAAAGGCGAAACGCTTGAGTACGCCCCCGGTCGTGAGATAAGCCGTGGCGCAGGCTTCACCATGACACCAGTAAAGCCTGGCTCTCGAAAGATGAGTTACGGAGGAATGATGAAGAAGAAGAAATAAGAAAGGGGGCTTTTGGCCCCCTTCTTAGTTCTCGTAGACGCTGAACGCCTGGAAGCCAGGGGCTCGACCGAGAATCATTGTGTACTTGCCGTTGCTTCGTGCGCGGTATACGATTCCACCGCTGACCCAAGTTGATTCGTACTTCATAGAACGAAACAGCTTTTTCAGTGACTTGAACTCTTCGTTGTTCTTCGCAGACACAACATAGCAGTCAAAGGCCTCTCCGTCATCTGAGACGGCCTTTTCTGTTTTGTAGTTGAAGCCGTCAAGGAACTTGGGGGGCTCTTGAGAGAAGAGAGAAAGGCTGGCGACCAGCAGGGTTGAAAGAAGTGTAGTTTTCATGGTTGGTAAATTGAAGTTGACTGCAATACTACGAAATCAAAAAACGTCAGTCAATACCCCAGGGTGAAAAATGTCTAAATTTGCTCTTATGTCTTACCCCTTTCTAAAGAAAGAAAAATGAAGAAGTACCGAACCAAAGCCTACAATGAGGGCGGATATATGGAGTCAGAGCAGGAAATCGAGGTCATGAACCCCGACCTGATTATGGCTATGAAGCAGATTCAAGCAGCTGTCAAAGCCACAGGTATGGCTCCGGCACACTACAAAATCAAAGCTTGCTACTACTCCGAGGAAGGTGAAGACAAGTAAGTATTACGCCAGTAATGCAAAAGCTCGCGCTAAGAAGGCTGAGTACGATACCGAGTATCACTCAACCAAAGAGCGCAAGAAATACCGTGCGTACCTAAATAAGAAGAACCGCGATGCGGGCACCTACGGAAACGGGGACGATAAGGACTACGACCATGACGAGCGCCGCATGATTTCATCATCACGCAACCGAGCAAAAAAATAACACCAAACAAAATGACCGGAGTAGAATTTGAGGACTGGCTGGAGCAGCTAGAAGAAGCCAAGCAGCCTACCTGCAACATTGAGAACCCCGAAGATTGCGAAGCTTGTGGCAGCTAATACCAAACTAGGTGAGATGTATCGTTCGGTCTGTGCATACCCAGGCCGTCCGGGATTCTACACTTCTGACAAAGGAGCAGACCACGACTACATCGACTCCTACTATGCAGCAGAGTTCGAAGGAAAGCGAGAGAGCGTATCAAACGTGCTCGAGCTTGGCGTGCAGTGGGGAGGAAGCCTGATGCTCTGGAGCTCATGGTTTCCAAATGCTAAGGTCATTGGACTTGATATCTATGAGGGCGTGCCTCAGCACTACGATGAGATGCGCGGAGACCGCGAGTTTCCAAATGTGGAGATACGCATACAAGACGGATATGCAGAGCCGGTTATCGCCGAGCATGAAAACGACTTCTATGACTACGTTATTGACGACGGCCCTCATAGTCTTGCAAGCATGGTGATTGCTATCCACCGTTGGCTTCCTAAGGTTAAGCCTGGAGGAAAATTGGTCATCGAAGATATCCAGGATTTCAAATGGTTTGAGAAGCTAGAGAAAGAAGTTGAGCTCTCGGGCATATCTGCCGAATGCCGTAGATTTGATTTCCGAAAGAACAAGAATCGTTCTGACGATATGATTTTTGAAGTCACCAGGAAATGAACCTAAAGAAGCTCAACAAGAACGTGATGGTGAAGGCCCCAGAGGGCTATCACTGGATGAACGACGGAAAGGGTCGCTTCTACCTCATGAAGCATTCTGGAAAGTTCGTCAAGCATCCTGGAGCCAGCCTTGAGGCCCCGTTCCGACTTGTCTCTCATGACAAGCCTGGAACGGCCAAAGAGAAGATGGCTATTGGGGCTCTGGTACGGTTGAAGAAACCTTAAGGGGCTCTTCCCCGTAAATCTTACGATACATACGGGCTACAAGCAGACGCGCCTTTTGCGTAAGCGCGTACCGCACCCTGTAGTTGAACTTGTTCTCCTCCCTGAAGAAAGCCGCCGCTACCTCCTTGTTGTTTGGAGTGAGCTTGTCAAAGTGTGCATATATCAGGCCATCATTGACCATCTTATAGATTTGTTTCTTCCTCAGCTGTGTTTCGCTGCGCATCATGCCTTTGGCTAGGTACTCAATGGTCCAGAACTCAAGGTCATAAGCAAACAGAAGAAGCTCAACCTCTGCTGCGCCAAGGCCGTAGTTCTCTTTCATGTCTCGGTATAGAAACGTCAAGTACTTCAGGTCGTTTCTCTGGATGAACTTAGGGTCAATCTTGGAGAATTCCCTGAACAGCTTCTTTCGGCTGACAGTAGTCTTGGGCATATCAGTATCTTTGTTTCAAAAGTACTATTATGGGAAGTCTTAGCGGAACTAAAATTAAAGACACCTTTGGCCTGTTGCTGAAGATGGCCACCTCTACGGTGTCTGCGTCTGAGCAAGTCGTACAAGACGGCGAGGGAAACAATACGGCCCTAAAGCTCTCCACAGACACGGTTGAGTCAACTGGTGACTTCAAGTGCACTGGCACGATGACCACATCTACTACTGATGTTCAAGCACTTATGCTTAGTTCAACGGGTGTGTTTGTGAAGCGCAACCTTAGCACCAATCCAATCGGAACCACGTCTGTCACTGCGAACTCTCCACTTGGTGCTACCGGAAGCACTATTGGAGTGCTTCCTGCAAGTTCCCTTGTGCAGTTGACCTCACAGCAGACGGCAACCATAGACAAGTTTTTGATTTGGGACGAGTCGTCTAGTTCCTACAAGTACATAGATGCCGTCAACTTGGCTGACTATGTAATCAACAGTGGAGCAACTGCAATCCCCGCAATGTTCATTGCTAAACCTCAAGCGACTACGGCGCTTAGTACGGCGAGCACATTCATTGCATTTGCAGAAATTGCAAATCAGCCAGCAACCGGAGCTACCGACCCAGCTACTTCCTGTGTGGCCCTTGGTGGTGTCTTATCAGCTGTTTCGCTTGTTGACTACGGTGGTGGCTCCAGAAACAACATTAGGCTTAGCACTCAGGGGATGTATAGACTTGAGTCTACTACTGAGATTATTATTGCCGCAGGAACGCCAAACACTACTGTCCAGATATACCTAAATGACGGAGCAAGTAGTGCGGTGCTTATAGAAGAGACACAGACTAATGCCACTGTTGGTAAACACGCGGTGACAATAGTGTATTACTTTTACGCTGACTCAGGAGTGCCATACGACGTTGGCGTCAGAGTATCTTCTACAACAGCCGCAACCCTCGGCCTTCAAACTTCGTTTAGCGTTACTAAATTAGGGGACGTAGTATAACGCCCTATGACCAGAGAAAAGCGAATCGAAATGTTCATCCTCGTAAGAGAGAAGATGGATGAGATTGCCGACATTATCAAAGACAATAATGCTGGACCAGAGTTCATGGCGACATACTGCTTCGGTCTAGCCTGCGACGACGATAACGAAGACAGTCCAGAGAGCTACGAATTCCTAGCTGGATACAGCGTGGACGGTGGTGAGGAGTTGAATATCATGTTCAATGTTGTGGCCCATAGCTTTGCGGCAGAGCAGGACGAAGATGACGACGACGACGAACCAACCAACTCAATTGAATACTGGTTGAAGAAATAATGAAATTCAAATGGAACTTATCAGAAAAATCATCGTGGGGCAAAACCCCAAAGACGCCATGGCGTACTTCGTCGGTCAACGGACTGGCGATGCCGTAGTCGATTCAATCATTCAGGACGAACGAGCCCTATCAGTGTATGGGATTCGTCGATATCTTGTCTACATTTACAATTCCGAAAAGGGCACCATGCTCTGGAAAACCATAGACGATATGCCCTGTTTAATTGAACACGATTGCGACTTCTAATGAAACCAATTAGATACTTCATAGTACGAGTACCAAAGCCCGTAAAAGACACTATCGAGATTGCGGGCAAAGAGATGTACTTGGATACCAAGTTCAATGAGTTTGCTCACCGCGCAGTAGAGGGCGAAGTCATTGGAGTGCCTCAGCGATACAAGACCGATGTATCTGTTGGAGATACATTGTACTTTCATCACCACGTTTTGCTTGGGGGAAATCACCTCGTGTATGGTAACCAACAGTTTGATGAGGCAAAGCATCGCCGAGGGCAGTTTGTATTTGAAGACGATACCCTGTACTATGTGTGGTGGGATGGCGGTAATGACCCGCACAGCTGCCAAGCGTACGCATACAAGAGCAAAGAGACCGGAGAAGTTCGTCTTCTCGGGCCATGGATATTCCTTAGTCCAGCAGAGCAGGACGATGAGCTAAAGAGTGAGACACTTGAACTAGTTCAATCAAAGAAATCATACAACCAGTACGGATACATTCGTTATCCATCAAATATGTTGGAGGAGCTCGGCCTCAAGCCGGGCGACAAGGTATTCATTCAAAAGAATGCTGACTACGAAATGGAAGTAGACGGAGAGCGTCTGTATCGGGTAATGCTATCTCACATCTATGCCCAGGTCCAAGAATAGCTTCGACAATGTAGGAACGGCAAACCGTCTCATGTCCGCAATGGAGATTGCCATTGAGAACATGATTCAGGAGATACAGAAGCCCGTGGACCAAGAACTGTCTGGCTCTCAGAGAAAGGCAGAGCTACAGGCTATCAAGCAAACTGCAATTGACGCTAAAGAACTGATTGTTGAACGCGAGAAGCTCCAGCTTCTCATAAGGCAGCTGCACGACAGTGGAGAAATCAAAGAAGAGCGAGACTACTCAGGAGGATTCGCAGAACAATTCTCAAAATAGCGACTGGGTATTTATCTACTGGGATAGCTGATGGCCGGATTAGTCGAAATAGAAGACGAGGTAATCGTCAACATTTGTTCCCAAGGAACGGCTGGGGACATTGTTGTCTATGGAGACCTGGCCATTCAGCTTCCCAAGAAGCCCAAAAAACAAGACATTCTATTCCACGACCTTCCTAAGGAGCAGCAGATGTGGGAGCGCACTGAGCTCCCTGAAGAGCTCAGGAAGGTTAACTCCATGGAGGAGTGGATGACGATGCCAGAAACCTTTAGAAAGAAGTACACACCTTACATTGCCCAGGAATATGAAAGACGAAGAAGTGGAGTTTGGTTCTTCAACAACGGAGTACCTACTTACATCACCGGAAACCATTACTTTTTTCTGCAGTGGGCCAAGATTGACGTGGGGTACCCATCTTACCTTGAGTTTCAACGTCAGCTATTCATACACCTAGAGGCCTGTAACGTAGACCCTCGCTCACTTGGGCAGGTGTACGTGAAGTGTCGACGCTCTGGATACACCAACATGAGCGCCTCAACCCTCATAAATGAGGCTACCCAGGTGAAAGAAAGGCTGTTGGGTATCATGTCCAAGACAGGAGGTGACGCCCAGGAGAACATCTTCATGAAGAAGGTGCTTCCAATCTACAAGTCGCTGCCTTTTTTCTTCAAGCCCATCCAGGATGGTACCACAAATCCACGGATGGAGCTTGCTTTCCGTGAGCCATCCAAGCGAATCACCAAGAATAACAAGACATCGCAGCGCGGAGACGCCCTGAACACGGTAATCAACTGGAAAAACACCACCAACAACGCCTATGACGGTGAAAAACTGCACATCTTGTACCTTGATGAGGCTGGAAAGTGGGAAAAACCGACCGATATCAGGGAATCTTGGCGTATTCACCGTACCTGTCTGCTTGTTGGTCGTAAAATCGTGGGCAAAGCCATAGTTGGTTCTACGGTAAACCCGCTCGATAGGGGTGGCCGCCAGTTTCGTGACCTATACGACTCAAGCAACCCCAAGGAGCGCAACGAAAACGGACGCACAAAGAGCGGGCTTTACTCAATCTTCATCCCGGCGTACGAAGCCATGGAGGGCTTCTTTGACAAGTATGGATATCCCATAGTGGAAGACCCAGAAACGCCAATTTTTGGCATAGAGGGAGAGCCAATAAGCATAGGAGCCAAGACGTTTTTGAAGAACGAGAGAAAGGCCCTGGCCAGCGACAGCTATGAGCTTAACGAAGTCATCCGTCAGTTCCCATTCACCACCGCAGAGGCCTTCCGTGACAGCGCAAAGTCGTCGGTCTTCAACGTCCAGAAGATATACGAGCAAATCCAATACAACCAGGAGCTGTATCCAAACCCAGTGCTTGTTGGAAACTTCGTATGGAAAGACGGAAAGCAGGACACAGAGGTATATTTCAAGCCTGACGCAAATGGAAGGTGGCGAGTTACGTGGATGCCACCATTTGAGCTGCGAAATAAGCCGGGACCACAGAACGATTGGCTCGGAGTCGGCGGAGTTGACTCCTATGACATTGACGCTACCATAGATGGCCGCGGCTCTAAGGGCGCGTGCCATCTGTACAACAAATTCAATCTTCAGTACCCCGCAAATATGTTCGTTGCGGAGTATGCTTCCCGCCCACCGCTTGCTAAAATCTTCTATGAGGACGTGCTGATGGCGGCCAAGTTTTACGGATATAGTTTGCTGATAGAGAACAACAAGTACGGTATCGCTCGCTACTTTGAGCAGCGAGGATACGATAACTATCTGATGAACAGGCCAGAACACTTGGGTTCTGGATATGGCGGAGGCACAAAGACAAAGGGAATTCCTTCAAACTCGCAGGACATTATCCAAGCTCACGCCCAGGCTATCGAGGCGTTCATCCATTCGCACGTTGGCCTAAATGAAGAAAGCTTAGAATTCGGAAAGATGTACTTTGAAAGAACCCTCGAGGATTGGATTAACTTCAAGGTAGATGACCGTACTGCATTTGACTTGTCCATTTCCAGTGGCTTAGCTCTGTTGGCTGCGCAGGGAGCTACGGTCAAAAAGGAAAAGGCTGACTTCAATCTCAAGAAATTCTTCAGGCCTGGTCGGGTCATCATACGCTGAATCAAATAAGTATATTTGCATATTAGCCCGCAGTGGATATGCAAAGAGATTATACAGCAAAAGGCCAATCTACCTTTCCCGACCCGCTAGCGAGTACGGAAGAAAAAATGTCGCAAAGCTATGGCCTTCAGTATGCAAAGGCCATGTACGCACAGTGGATTGGTGTTGACTACAACAACTCACTATATGGTCGTAGGTTCAATGAAATGCAGAACAACCGCGACTATGCACAAGGAACTCAGGATACGTCAATCTACCGACAGATTCTCAGCTCCTTGGATGCAAACAACGGAGACGGAACGATGCTTACGCTGGACTACACTCCCGTTCCCATCATCCCGAAGTTCGTTCGCATTGTAGTAAACAAGATTCTGTCGCGCAAGCCGTACCCTCAGGTACAAGCCGTTGACCCCCTTTCTCGTAGCGAGAAGGACAAGAAAAAGAATGTCGCTATTCTGCACATTGAAAACAAGGATATTCTTCAAGAGGCAAAAGCCCTTGGTCTCCCCGTTAAAGTAGACCCGGATGCGCTTCCAGATACTCCAGAAGAAACGGAAATCTTCTTGGATACCAATGTCAAAACTGACGCAGAAATCGCAGCACAGCTAGCCACGGAGATGACTCTTACGTGGAATGACTTTGACGACGCCATCTACCGTCGCTGCGTTGAGGATTTGGTTAACTGTGGTATGGCTGTTACCAAGCGTACCAACGACCCGAACTACGGAATTCGTGAGCAATACGTAGACCCAGCATACTTCATTCACAACTATACTGATGACCCCAATATGACGGAGCTGACCTACGCTGGTCACTTCCGCACGGTCACCATCATGGAGCTCAAGCGATTGGCTGGGAACCAGTTCACCGAAGAGCAGTACCAGCAGATTGCTCAGACGGTTATGAATCGCTACGGGAATGACCCGTTGCGCTACGCTACTCAGGGGTACAACTACGAAACCATCAACAACCGCTATCGCTACGGATACGACGAGTACAAGGTGCAAATCATGGACTTTGAGTTCATGTCTGTTGACGATATCATCTTTGAAAAGAAAGAGTCCAAGTTTGGAAACATTGGATTCTACTACAAGGGTCATGAGTACAATGCCCCGCAGCAATCAGTATTTGACCGTGAGGCAGTATACATGAGGAATGCCACCGTATACGGAGGCATATTCGTTATTGGAACTGAGCTGATGTTCAACTACGGAGTTCAGAAGAATATCCCGAAAAACGTACACGACATCTCTCGTGCTCGCCTTTCATACTCTTGCGTAGCCACGAATCTACGTGGCATGATTCCCAAGTCTATGGTGTCAAGCATCATCGGCTTTGGCGATATGCTGCAAATCACTCACTTGAAGATTCAGCAGTCAATCGCTAAGGCTAAGCCTGATGGTCTCATCATTGACATCGAAGGACTTGAGAACGTACAACTCGGACGCGGTGGTGAACTGCAACCTCTGGAGATTCAAGATATCTACGAGCAGACTGGTGTATTCTACTACCGCTCAAAGAATCCAGAGGGCGGGTTCCAAAACCCGCCTGTCCGCGAAATCGGAAACTCCATCCGAAACATTGAGCAGTTGGTTGGAATCTACAACCACTACTTGCGCATGATTCGCGATGCTACGGGAATCAATGAAGTTGTTGACGCGAGCACGCCTAAAGCAGACGCTCTTGTTGGTGTTCGCGAGCAGGCTATTGCTGCTTCTAACAATGCTACCTACGACATCACTCATGCTGCCCAGGTACTATACAAGAAGGTATGCGAGGACATCGTTAAGTGCCTTCAGGTGATTCCGCCGAAGAGCATCATCTACAAGTCCTACACCAATGCGATAGGAGAAACCAACATGGCTGTCCTTACGTCGTTTGACAATCTGTCGATGTACAACTTTGGTGTCATCGTGATGGGGGAGATGGACGACCGCGCTAAGATTTACCTTGAGCAGAACATCAACATGGCCCTTTCTCAGAAGGAGATTGACCTTGAAGATGCAATCGCTATCCGACAGCTAAGAGACCCAGAGCAAGCAGAGCGCTTGCTTGTCGTACGCCGTAAGAAGCGTATGCGTCAGCGCATGGATGAGGCAGCTCAGCAAGCCCAGCTTCAGGCTGATTCCAACGCTCAGGCTGCCCAAGTAGCCTCTCAAGCAGAGATTCAAGCAGAGCAGATAAAAGCTCAGCTTGAAGCTCAGAAGATTCAGTTGGAGACGCAATCAAAGGCTGAGCTTATGGGACTTCAGCACACATACGATATGGAACTACAGCGCCTCAAGAACGAGGCTGTTGTGGGCTCTCAGGTCGTGCGTGGTCAGGTTCAAGAGACTACTGACATGATGAAGGAAAATCGTAAAGATGCCCGAATCAATAAGCAAGCAGAGGCTCAGTCTAAGTTGATTTCTCAGCGCCAAGGAGAGGCTCCGTCGTTTCAGCCCAGCCTAATGGATGCTCTAACTAATCAATAAATTTGCAATATGTCCTGTTGTACCGTAACTCCTACTGCAGTTGTAAGCATAGCAACTAGAGTTGACATTGTATGTTGGCGAGGTGACACATTTGTGCTTACTGCTACCATTGCTGATGCAAATGGTAACGCTGTTGACCTGAGTGTTTACACTTGGAAAATGGAGGTGCGAGAATACGACAATGGCCCGCTAGTTATTACTAGTTCAAACATCACCGTTACTGGAACAAGTCTTGGTGTTCTTACCGTCACCATTAGTTCTACGAATATGCTTGTAAACGCAGGAACTTACGTCTATGAAATTCAAGCTACAAACCCAACACCTAACCCAGATACCGTGACTACATACTTGTATGGTCAATTCACTGTAACTCAAGATATTGCTGCAAACTAACATGGCTGGAGAAGTTGATATTACCCTACCTGGACCCCTCGTTGTAGAGATTACTAACACTGGAGTTCAACAGCTCCCCGGTTCAAAAGGAACCAAGGGAGCAAAAGGAACTCCTGGTGGTGCATCTGCAAAGGGAGACAAAGGAAATACTGGTGCTACTGGTCCTACTGGCCCTCAGGGAGCCACTGGTCCCACTGGTGCAACTGGACCAAAAGGCTCTGATGGTCCTACTGGTCCTACTGGACCTACCGGCTCTAAAGGAGCTACTGGAGCTCAGGGTCCTACTGGTCCTACTGGACCAAAAGGTTCTGATGGTCCTACTGGTCCTACTGGACCTACCGGCTCTAAAGGCGATACTGGAGCTCAGGGCCCAACTGGTCCTACTGGACCAAAAGGTTCTGATGGTGCAGCTGGACCAAAAGGAGACCAAGGCCCTAAAGGGGCCACTGGTCCCGCTGGAGACAAAGGACAAAAAGGACTAGGAGATAAAGGACAAAAAGGCCGTGACGGTTCTGCTGGACCTAAAGGCGAAGTCGGACCCAAGGGTACAGCCGGAACCAATGGTGACAAAGGAAATAAAGGCGAACTCGGTACTAAAGGTCAAAAGGGCCGAGACGGAAACAAAGGCGCTCAAGGACCCAAAGGTGACCAAGGTCCCAAGGGAGAAGTAGGGCCTAAAGGAAGCACTGGAGCCCAAGGAGACAAAGGAGATAAGGGCATCGGAGAAAAGGGTGAAAAGGGCCGAGACGGACAGCTAGGACCCAAGGGAGACGTTGGTCCAAAAGGCGACCAAGGCCCTAAAGGCTCACAAGGAAACACTGGTCCCACTGGAGACAAAGGAAACAAAGGTGAGCTTGGAACCAAGGGCGATAAGGGTCGTGACGGCAACAAGGGAGCCCACGGACCTAAGGGAGACCAAGGTCCGAAAGGAGAAGTAGGCCCGAAAGGAAATACTGGAGCCCAAGGAGACAAGGGTGAAAAAGGAATTGGAGAGAAAGGTCAAAAGGGCCGAGACGGACAACTAGGTCCAAAAGGAGAGGTTGGTCCAAAAGGTGACCAGGGAACCAAAGGCTCTCAGGGAAATACAGGTCCAACTGGCGATAAAGGAACTAAAGGAGACTTTGGCGACAAAGGCGATAAGGGCCGCGATGGCAATAAGGGAGCTCAAGGTCCAAAAGGTGAAGTTGGTCCCAAGGGAGAGGTTGGTCCAAAAGGTGAAGTCGGACCAAAGGGTGACACTGGCGCAAAAGGCTCACAGGGCAACACTGGCCCAACTGGAGACAAAGGAAACAAGGGCGACTTTGGCGATAAGGGCGACAAAGGTCGTGATGGCAATAAAGGAGCTCAAGGTCCTAAGGGAGACCAGGGACCAAAGGGCGACCAGGGACCTAAGGG